TTACTACGCGTCTCGTGGGCTCGGAGATGTGTATAAGAGACAGACCTTATACAAAACGCAGATGAGGATGTTGATTGTATGACATACGCGCAGGATACCAGTCTTTATTCTAATGATTCTTTCTTTGTATTTGTTTGATTATGTATGTTAAATATAATTATATGATTTACAGTAAGTTATTATATATAGGGGGGGGGGTAATCCTTAGTATGTTATGAGACGTCGTTTATTGCAAAAAAATAGGGAACTTGAAGACTTTATCATAAGGTTTTATCCGGCAGGAAATTATACATGGACGGTTCCATCTGGATGTAGGGAGGTTGATGTGTTTCTTGTCGGTGGTGGATGCGGAGGCAATAGAGGATATTCAGATACAGGAGGAGCTGGAGGATATACAAAAACCTTTAAAAAAGATACATCCGGATGGAGAGATGGTGATGCTATCCCTGTTATACCGGGTCAGTCAATTTCAATAAGAGTTGGCAAAGGAAGTAGTAGAAGTTCTAATAGTACTCCACCTAATGATGGCGGATACTCGCAATTTCTAAACTCGAATTATAGAGCTTATGGAGGGAGTATGGATGGATACGAAAATGGTCCATGGCGTTCAGATGGCGGTTCAGGTAGCGGTGGAGGAGGTTCTATAGGAGGTAATGGCGGTTCGGATGGTGGTAATGGATCAAACGGCAGCGCTCATGAAGGAGGTATAGGACAAGGTCATACGACTCGAGATTTTGGGGAATCTTCAGGTAAACGGAATGCTGCTGGTGGTGGCGGTGGTGGATCAGAAGGTGACGGTGGTGATGGTACTGTTTTGATTAGGGGTAAAAGATATAAATTGTAAGTAGATGTTATGAGACGAAGATTTGAAAATGTTAATATGGTGATGGGTAATTGTTTCTCTCCTGTAATGGAAGGGAGTCAATTTAAATGGAATAATATTGTAGTTAATAGTCCAGCATATATGACTCCAATAAGAAGAAAGAAATTCAAGATAAGTTTTGGAGAATTTGATTTATCCAAAGTTTTGTCTAATGTATCATCTGATCGTGATATTATAATAAGAGATAAGTCTCCATATACATTTCTATTGTTACTTCTGTCTGCTGATCATTCTAAATGCAGTTTGTTTAATAATCATCTAACAGTTAATACCCAGGATTTACCAAGATATATTTTTTACATTGATTCCGAACATAAGGAACTGTATTCATACAAAGACGGGGTTTTAGAAAGTAATGTGACGATAATGGATCCAGTTGATAATTATTTCTATAATTATATTGATATTCAAATAAGAAATTTCAATGATAATCCTATCCCCGATTTTTATGTAGGTGTGGTCGATAAAGTAGGAGACTGAAAATGTATTTCTTTTCTTCACCTACTTTAGAAATCCATGATTAAATCTCTTTTGCTATCTTTGTGACAAACAGTTATTAACATGGCATTAGAAGATAACAGAAACATAGCGGTTCCTCAAACAGGTATGAATCGCGATCTGCATCCGTCGAGTCTTACGGATCAGCATTATACGTTTGCCTTGAATGCCAACATCGAATCCGAGGACGGTAATGTTGGGATGAGATCTAACGAGCACAGTAATCTTAAATGCATTGATTTCGATGGGTTTAAGGTTATTGGTTACAAGAATGATCTTACTTCGGGCAATATCTATTTTTTTATAACAAATCCTGAAACAGGCGTATCTAAGATAACTTATTTCAAGCCTGAATCCGATACAAGTATCTTATCCGATTCCGATATAGAATCTATGGTAGAAGGATCGGAGTCGTTGTGTTCTGGCATGAAGACCTTGCTGGAAGACAACGAGCAAGATCCGTGCCTTAATTTCTCTATCTACCATCCTATAAAAACCATAGAAATAAAGACAGAGAAATGTGGAAAATGTATTTACTGGACTGACGATTATAATCCTCCCAGGTATGTTATTGTAGACAAGGCTCTGACTCCTGATGATGAAGGTGATATTTGGTATCATTATCATGGGTATAAAATATGCGATAAAGAATACGATAGGAAAAAGTTCATGCAGGAGAATGGTTGTTTTCTGGCATGTGAGAAACTTAGGGTGTTTCCACTACTGGACCAGCCATGCGTAGAGCCGGTACAGATAGAGTACGGGGGCAGCCTACGTGCGGGCGTGTATCAGTTTGCTGTGGCCTTGTGCGATGAATTTGGTAACGAGAAAACTAACTATACTTCATTAACTAACCCTGTTCATGTATTTGACGAACAATATATTAGGATAAATGATGGTAAATGGGGAGAAAGAACTAATCTTGGTATAAGGCTTAAGGTGTCTAATTTGGATAGGCAAGTCAGCCATTACAAGGTGGCTGTTATTCAGAATACTGTAGGATACAATGGCGAAACACAACCTGTAGTTGATTATTTTATAGAAGGTATTCATCCTATTACAGAGAAGACTATATACTATTATTCTGATCTTAATAATAAGAGGACAACATTTGAACACATTTCTTTAAAAAGAGCCATATATAATACATCAAGAGGAATAGTGTCAGTCGGAAACCGTCTTCTTCAATATGGTCTTACGGCGGAAAAAGAATGGAATTTACAGCCTGTAGTTTCTCTTATGGGGCATTTTCTAAAATGGCAGGCATCGGTAGCCCACGAGGATCTGTATAAGGATGGTAATGCCTGTTCGTTGTATGTGGGATACATGAGGAATGAAGTATATCCTTTTTCTATATCATTTAAGACATCCACCGGATATAAAACTCCAGCATTTGTTCTTATTCCACCTCCTTCTGATAAGGCAAGAGAAGAAATGAACAAAGACAGTATCCCATACCAGTCTATAAATGCATATGCTCCGGATTGTTCAGGAGTGGAAAGAAAATATGTATGGCAGTATAGCAATACGGCAGGAGATGGGGTATTGATTGACGACGATGCGGTTGTTATAGATGAAGAACAGAAAGAGTGTAACAACCCGGCTACTGTAGGTCAAACTGTTGTAGTGGAAAGCAATTTTGCCACTTTTAAAGGTAAATCAAGATTTATTATCGATTATGATGATATTGTAGGAACCCCTATAAATTATTTGTCTGAAAATATAGGTCTTGTAGCTTGTAATAATAAGGAGAATGGAAACAATGAAAGACAGATATGTGATATAGCTACCAAATACAGAGAAGACGGAACACAGGATTATATGGAGCCAATTGATCATATTAGGTTACCAGAAATGGAAGGAGACTGCGAAGTCCCTCATCGTCAAGAATCTATATTGTCAGCTCCAGTTCCACTAATAACAGGCCTTGTAGAAGATTATATCTATAAGGTTCTTAGCGAAATGGAACACGTCTCTACAGATTATCTATATACCACAGGAGGAGAAAATCAGAATAAGTATTCTGTGTTGTTTAATTACGAGACAATGGATTCTTTATCTGAATGGATGGAGGAAGCATTTTTTGGGTATAGCGCTGGCAGCATATCAGGTGATGGCAATCAACACCTTTGTTCTGAGTTTTATCCATACTTACAACCTGGATCTGTTTTAAAAACCGTGTCTGATGCTATATACGTATTAGATACCATGCCTTGTACATGCGGATGTTATATTGAGAGTTATTGCTCTGATCCTACTGTGTCAAGAACTGATTATAACAACTTTCAGAATTATAATTATCTTCTTGGAAGTTATATTCTTCATATAGATGGATGGAGCCAAAAGATAAATGATGTAGGAGATTGGCGAGCCGGTAGATCTACCAGTACAGTCATAAATAATCAGTATAGATCAAAGAACGGACCCAGGTATTGTATTGAGCAATTTTGGCCTGAAGCTTCTGAGAAGTTGCAAGATATGATATATAAAAATTCGGATACCGGTATAGATGAAACTGATTGGAAATTTGAAGGGTATGTAAACAATGCTACATTTAATAATCCTACAGGGGATAAGCTTAATATTGGATTCGCATCTGAATTTGTGGTATGGAAGTTTGTCAGAAATGTAATGACAAATGCAAGATTTATTAGAATCAATAGACCAGAAGAGTGGGACATAGAAGGTTATAAAGACGAGAACAAAGTTCTTTATCTTGAAGCTCTTGGAAAGGTAGATGGCATAATGGATGCTGTGTCTACCAATTACGTTCGTGTTTCTTTTTGGAAGGATGTTGAAACATGGTCCCCTCTTGGAATAGTACCAGTTGAATTTGATAGACCTGAGTATGAATCATCTCATTCCGTTATTGTTAACATAGCAAGACCGGCTTTCGGAGAAATAAATGAAGAGTTTTTTGATTCTATAGGTCAAAATTATTTTTATGTTACAATAGAATCTCCTATTGTAGCAGTTCCTTGGATAATGACGTTTAGACAAATTCAATTTTGTTCTTATAAAAATTATGATACCCCAGAAGAAGAGGAAGAAGAAGGAAAGAAGCCTTCCCGTGCTATTCTTGGAGTCGCTTTTGCTACAGGTAAAACTATATATCCGTATATTTTTGGTATAAGAGAAAAGGAGGTAAATAAGATTGATTTGTCTGTGGATTCTATAACACTTAGATCAACTGTCTTATTTGCATCAAAATGTCAGACATGTGGAGATAGGCCCATCAATTGCAAGCCTCGTCCTTATAAATACGGGGATTTTGCATATTGGGAATCATCTGAGAAATATCCTGCTAATTTTGAACTTTATGATAGTAGCAGGATGAAAATAGACACAGGCAGATCTTATGGTGATCCAAAAAAATCAGAAGCTTATTCTAATATTATGAATAAGTTAACAGAATATTATGGTGCTCCTTTGTCAGACAAAAATGGATTATCTTATTTCAAGGGTCATTCTTATGGAGGGGTAGATACTTCTACCGTATTTTGCCAGCAACCTATACGTCATTACCGGTTTCCAGATAATAAGCATATACCATTCATGAACAGTGATGAACGTGGATATGACATAGCTTCTGAAATATATCCGGTAGGTATTATGGTAGATGAGAACACCATACAAGTGTTTTTGGATTTTGCAGTGGATTCTGGTTTGATTACGCAACAACAAAGAAATACGATTGTAGGATATGAACTGTATCGTGGAGATAGGAGACTAAATAGGTCGGTTGTGGCTTCAGGATTAGCCTATGATATGCTTAGATACATAGGAGACGATGGTAATGTGAATATCTATCCTAATTACCCATATAATGACCTGTCACAAGATCAATATAATTATACGTCTGGCAAAAGAGACGAGTTTATATCCCATCCTTTCGACAAAGGAGGAAACGTGTGGTATTCATTCTGTTCACCTGATATTTATTTCAACAAGCCAGAACTTCCAAATGAAGTATGTATAGACGGGTTTCAAAGAGGAATGTCTGTGGGCAGTTTCGTACCTGTAGAAGATCATCCAAAATGGACTATCTTAGGTCCTGCCGCATACACGATGGCTGCGTCGCTTGCCGCAGTTGAATCAAGTGCCACAATAGCAGCTATGATAGCAGAAGAGCTTCAGATAAGGGCGCAGTCTGGATACATAGGAGGGTCGGCCGGTCTTACCGGAGGAGGATTCCTGACTAATTTAAGTGTGGCCATGCTGTTTTCTTCAATGGTGTCAACCATCAGTCAGACTCTTGCTAAAGGCCCGATATTGTACGGTAAGTACCGTTATGATTGGCTTAATACGTTTATAAACAATGGACCAAGACGTAATCATGCATGGTATTATACTTCTGTGGGATTATATAATTCAATGATAGGCATAACAGATCAGGATAAGTATGAACGAAATTTTGCCCGTGGTTTATCTTCTGTTAAGTACATTAAGTCTGGCGTATATCCGATGATGGATGCCAGTATGTCTTCTAAATGGGGAACCGGTAGAAATGATAATGAGGGACGTTTCTTATTCGTTAATAATATAGATCGTGAATCTTCGTTATTTTTATCATTTGGTGATCCAGGTGAAAAAGGAGATGGTAAATCGAAATATTTATTGGAATATCCGAACTATGTTTACAATTACGACAGTAGCCGCATAGATGATTCGGTTATTGCTGGAAGTGATGTTGTAGCAGGAAGAACATTCGAGCAATCCAAAACAGTATCGTACATCTGTTCTCCGTATATGAGACTTATGCGATATAGGCCGGATCAATATGGACAGATAGAAGATATAAAATGGATTTCCATAGGTGGATGTGGCTTTTTCACTAATGAAAAGAAACTGATGTTCGGTGGCGATACGGTAATAACAAGATTCTCATTAAAAAGAAAATTCCCTGTTTTTTATAATAGTGCTTTTGGTATTGGAGACATGATACCATTCCCATACATGGATTACAGAAATGTAGGGTATCCAAGATATTTTGTTAATTATGATACTGGAGAAGACGCTCTTGAGACAATAGATAACGAACGTTTCAATAGCTGGACATCATCTAATAAAGGAAGATACGCTTTTTATCCAAACAGGAAGAGCTTATACGAATTAAATGGTGACACATCCGGCAGGTACGTTAATGGAAGATTTTATACATGGTTCTATGGCATTCCTCAGTTCCTTGTAGAGTCTGAAATAAATTGTAATTTCAGATTAGAGGGACCTCAGCCTCATGAACTATTCTACCCAAAAGTAGGAGATTTCGTTTGGTGGACACAAGAAAAGAACGTGTCTATCCATAGGGATAATGATTACAAGATAAGTCCTATCTATTCGTCGAGGATGACACTAACACCAAATGTATTGCCGGCAACATACGAACGACGTTTTTATGATTGTGCTTACCAACGTCCTAATGGTGTTATATGGAGTAGGGCTGATGTATCTGAAAACAGTCAAACAGATCCGTGGCTGACGTACAAGCCTATGGACTATCATGAGTTTCCAACCAGCAACGGGAAGCTTATTCACATGAAGCGTATCGAGTCTAATCAGATTCTTGTCAGGTTCGAGGACCAGGTTTCACTCCATAACGCCATAGACGTAATCAAGGAGCGCACCTCCCCAGGGCAGGCTGAGATGGGCACCGGCGGTCTGTTCGCGTCCCGGCCTCTGGAGTACAACACGACCGACCTCGGTTATTCTGGAACCCAGAGCACTGAAATAATTAGTTCAGAGTTTGGTCATTTCTGGGTAGATACTAAAAGAGCACAGGTGTTTATGACCGACCCGAACGGACGTAATCTTAAGGAACTTAGTGTAGGTGTCAGACATTGGCTTAAGCGTCATCTTCCGTTTAAGATCCTTAGATACGGAATAACTAATATCTTAACCGGTACAGAGATGACAGAAGGAGATACGGATAATAAATTTATCGGTCTTGGTCTGTCTCTTGGATGGGATAACAGGTATAAGAGGGTACTTATCACGAAAAAAGATTATATACCTGTTAAGAACCCGTCATATTACAAATATGATGGTGGAAGGTTCTTGTACAATGAAACAGAGGTGTTGTCAAACGATAAGGAAATATCCTTAAAAGACGAACAGTATTTCAAGGATGTGTCGTTCACTATCGGATATTCGTGTCTGAAGCAAGAATGGATTTCTTATTATTCGTTCTGCCCTGACTATTATATAGAACAGCAACAATATTTCCAGACAGGAATAAACTTCCCGGCATCGGATGAAGAAGGTGGCTTATGGAGCCATTTGCTGACGAATAAGAGCTTTCAGACATTTTACGGAGCAACATATCCATTTATATTAGAAGTGCCGATAAAAGAGAAATATAACGGTTCTACGCTGGCTTCTGTAGAATACGAGCTTGATGCAAGGAAATACGTAGATGATGTGAATTACACTCTTGACAGGAAAGTAGGTTTAGATACGATAACTATCTACAACGACACAAACAACTCAGGCGAAATTCATCTTGTTCCAGAAGAAAAGAATAATTTAGCACAACGTATATCATATCCGAAGATCGTAGGTGACCATACTGAGGTCCTGGATACTGAGGTATATAGAAGACATAAGTTAAATGACTTCTTCAACAGGGTTGACGATGACCGATCTGAAACACCTATCTGGATCAAGGACGATAACGATATAAATAAGTCAGTTAATCCTGATGCTCTTAATTTCAGACGGTCATGGCTGGATAGGTTAAGGGGAAGTTGGATGCTGATGAGGATAAAGAAAGTAATTAGTAACCGGAAAATCATATTCCAGTGGTTGATTTCTGAAGATAAGATTAAGAATAGATAAATTACAATATTTAACAAGTTGAAAATAAGTAGTTTTTATTTTGTGATTTAATAATAGTTGAATATATTTGTAGCGCCTATCGATCCATCGCGGACAGGTAGGCGCTTATTTATTAACAATAAAACGGTGTAAAATTATGAAAAGTAACGTATTATTACAATCAGAAAGTAGAGAATTATTAGGTAGAAACATTTCTGTTATGTCAAAAGATGGTTTTGTGTGTATAACAGAGGTTATGGATGTATTGTCACAGAAAAGAGCGGCTATGGGGTTGGAGCCTAAAAGACTCGACCATTTAATGTCTACGTCGTCTTTTCAAGAGAAAATGAATGCATTAATTAAAGAATTGAATATCAATGAATTGACTTGTACTGTACGATATCGTACACTCAAAGATAATTCATTGAATATAAGTAAATTAACTGATTTGAAGAAATACGGGATGGCATACAGGAGAGGAAAAGGAAAAGATCAAAAATGGTTTGTTAATCCGTATTTTTTCGTTATGATAGCCTTAGAGTTAGATCCTGAAATATATGCTAAGGTTATATTATGGCTTACCGACAATTTTATAGAAAATAGAAATATAGCTGGTGAAGCTTACATTAAGATGTGCAAATCTGTTTCCTCTTTAATAAAAAACAAAAGCGAATTATCTGATAAGATAAAAATAGTAGCCAAAGCCATAAATTTTATTGTTTTTAATAAACATGAAGATGGGATTAGAAATTTTGCAACGAAGAATGAGTTAAATGAAATAATATCAATAGAGAATGCAGTTGGAGCTATAATCGATGGAGAGTTTGTTCATTCATTCGAAGAATTAAGAATGTATTTAGGTAAAGAGTGGAAAAAGAGATGGGGTAATCCAATTATGACTCTAAAATAATTTATTCAAATTAATACATTCTAAATCATTTTAATTTGTAAATCATATTTTAGTGTCTATATTTGCATCGTAATCAAGAGAGATTATAATATAAGACAGTGGTGATGGAAGGTGATACTTCGGTTTGTGTCACAGGTTCGAGTCCTGTATTTTTCATGCAAGAAAGATTAGATCAGTTGGTAGATTAAAACCTCCTTTCAAACACCTTCCAAATTATCCCTGTTTTAACAACATATACGGATGGTGAGGAGTTCGGTTACTTCGAAAATTAGTGTAGTGGCTAACACGGCTTTAGGTAAAAAGTTTTTCATTGGTTCGAATCCAATATTTTCATTTTAGATCCGGCTCCGCTTTTCCTCTGTTTGAAATATATAAAAACTAATGAGTGGTGATGGGGTTAGTTACTTCGAATTTAGCTCAGATGGATAGAGCGATACTCTTTTAAAGTATAGGTCGATGGTTCAAATCCATTATTTCATTGTTTACACTAACTTCAGCTTTTCCCTCATTGAGTATTCATTTTGATATATTTTTTTTCAAGCAGTGGTAGTAATATCACTGCTTTTTTTTGTATAATATTTTAAAGAAAACAACAAATAATCGAGAATAATGCATAACTCATACAAATCATAAACATTTGTATTGTATTATGTATGATAGTCAAAAGCTATTCCGATTATTAGCCTAAGTGCTGAAACAAACACTACGTTATTTAAGAATAGATAGTTACCTACGGATGTTTATCCAAGTCTGTAGCTCTAAGGTAAGTGATTAAACAGTTCTGGTATTCAGGAACAGTGTTGCTTACGAAAACCTTAAATAACATTGGCGATGGGTACTAACAGGGTTTTTACCCTGACTTATGTTGAATAAACATTAAATTAGTTTGTAAGTATGGTGTATGTACAAGACATAAATGGTAAACCTCTGATGCCTACAACAAGGCATGGTAAGGTCAGACGACTGCTTAAAGACAAAAAGGCGGTTGTTGTAAACCTATGTCCGTTTACCATCAAATTAACGTACGTCACATCTGACTACAAACAGGAAATTGTGTTAGGCGTTGATGCTGGTACTAAGCATGTTGGTCTATCAGCTACGACGAAAAGCAAAGAACTTTATAGTAGTGAAGTTATTCTTAGAAATGATATCGTAGATCTTTTATCTACCAGAAGGGAGCTACGAAGAGCGAGACGAGACAGGATGAGGTATAGAAAACCTCGTTTTAATAATAGAATAAAAAGCAAGCGTCCAGAATGGGTAGCACCTTCGGTGCGGTACAAAGTAGACGCCCATATTTGCGTTATTAACAATGTTTGCTCTATACTACCAATATCTCGTATTGTTATTGAAGTAGCTCAATTCGATACTCAAAAGATTAAGAATCCTAATATATCAGGTAAAGAATATCAGGAGGGTGATCAACTTGGGTTTTGGAACGTTAGAGAATATGTCCTTTGTAGAGATGGTCATAAATGCCAGCATTGTAAGGGGAAATCGAAAGATGAAATTCTTAATGTCCATCATATTGAATCCCGAAAGACTGGAGGAAATTCTCCTTCTAATCTTATAACTTTATGTGAAACTTGTCATAAGGAATACCATAAAGGTAATATAGATTTAAAGATCAGAAGAGGCAAGTCGCTTCGTGACGCAGCCGTAATGGGAATAATGAAATGGAGGTTGTATGAAGAATTAAAATCTAAATATAGCAACGTTTCTATGACTTTCGGTTATGTTACAAAATATAATAGAATCAATCACGGCATTGAAAAATCTCATGTTTCCGATTCTTTTACTATTTCTAAAAACTTTGATGCTATAAGGTTAGGTTATTATTATAAAGTAAGATTAGTAAGAAGACATAATCGTCAAATTCATAAACAAAAGATTCAAAAAGGAGGGATAAAAAGACTAAATCAATCTCCTTTTGAAATTTTCGGTTTCCGTTTGTTCGACAGGATTATGTTTGAAAACAGTTATTACTTTATATTCGGAAGGCGTAAAACTGGCTATTTTAACATTCGTGACATTGACGGTAAAAACCAGAGGGATATTACATATAAGAAGTTGAAATTGTCAAGGTGTAAACGTTTTATGATACAAAATGAAATGAATTGATTAATTTGAATAAAAATATAGACAATGGGAAAGTTTAACAAAAAGGATGAAGGTGTTAAACCTACGATCGTGAATCACATGGGCGAGAAGGCATATAAGCCTAATGCGGAAGAAGAGTTGGTGTCTACGGTAATGACTACCATGTTGTCTGATTCTTATTATGAGAAAGAAAAAGACAAGGTGAACAGGATTAAGGACCTTATGGATCAAGTAGATCCGTATTTCGCAGCACAAACAGCATTGTATGTCAGGAAAGAAGGAAAGCTTAGGTCAGTAACGCATCTTATGGCTTCTGTCCTTGCCAGCAAAGCATCGGGTAAGGAATGGGCTTCAAGGTTCTATAACAAGATCGTTATGCGTCCTGATGATATGAGCGAAATCCTTGGCTGTTATGCGGCTCTTAACGGCAAAAATCCAAAGAAGTTAAGAGGTATATCCAGTGCTATTAAGAAAGGATTTAAGACGGCTTTGGAAGGTCTTGATCCGTATCGGATTGACAAGTACAAGATGGACAGTAGGGTCATTACTATGGTTGACCTCGTAAACTTATTTCACCCTAAAGGCAATCAGGCTAACAAAACGGCTTTCCAGTACCTTATAGAAGGTAGGTCTTTGTCTGGATTATACGAAAGCAAGATTCTTGAAAAAGAAATGTCTAAAGCCGGACAGGACAAGAAAGACAATAAGGAAAAGAAAGAAGCTTTAGGTGACGCTATTCGGGACGTGGTTTCCAATGTAAAAGGTATGCCTATTTTTAATATGGTTCGTAACCTTGTAAACATAATCAAATACGCGCCTGATCAAATAGATGAAGTTTGTAGGCAGCTTACAATAGAAGAGAAGGTACTTAATTCGAAGATGCTTCCTTTCCGTTTTGCTTCAGCTTTCAAAGAGGTTGAAAATATAGGCACTGATAGTTCCGATAATGATATTGTATTTGAGTCGGATAAAAAACGTGCTAAATTAACAGCGCGTAATAAATATAAGATTTTAGATGCGTTGGAGAAAGCCATAACCATCTCCTGCAAGAACCTGCCGGTATTGGAGGGGCGGTCGGCTATCCTGATTGACCACTCTGGCTCTGTACGTGGAGATATGGGAGGATCTTCTGAGGTGTCTGCCTTTAGCAAAACAAGTACGGCTGTCATTGGTAACTTATTTGGCTGTATGATCGCATCTGTGCTTCCTGACGTATTTATTGGCATGTTTGGTGACAAACTTATCAATTACGAATATGATAGAAGTAAAGGTATTTTATGGAATAACAAAAAATCTTTTACTGCCGGAGGAGACTGCGGTGGTTCCACCGAAAACGGTCTTTTTGCATTCTTGGAAAAGTGCGTTAAAGATAAGATCAAGGTAGATAATTTGTACATTATTTCAGATATGCAGATAGGAGACGGTGAATCTGTTGTATGGGAGAAAAGCTCCAGTTATGGATATGGCAAATTCGCCGAACTTTTGAAAGAGTTCAAGAAAGTAAATCCAAATTGCAAGATCGTTTCTATTTCTATTCAAGGATATGGAAGTGAGATGTTTTACAGAGGATCTAATATCTTGAACATAGCTGGCTGGTCAGAATCTATTTTCGATGTTATTAACAGCAAGTTCTGCGGATATAAGAATATGATTGATGAAATTAAGAAGATTAAGATTTAAATCTTACATTCGTACTGTTTTCATAAGAAGAGATTTATCATAACAAGCCGGAGAATGAATGGTGGCATTCTTCGGCTATTTTGTTTACATTTGTTGAAAAAAAAGAATGAAAGAAAAAGAATTTGATTTTGTGATATATCCACTAAAGTTGATTATCACCATAGGGTTAGATTACAAAACATTGTGTGATCGTTTTGAGAATGCAGAATTGGATCATGAAGGAGAATGGGGAGATGAAGGCGATTTAGATTCAAAAGCCTCTTTCTTGAATCTTGTTCGTGATAAGGGGGATGATAGAGCTTTTAAGTTATTATGGAACTTTCAAAGTGAGAATAAGATGACTATGCGAAACATATGTCATGAATCATTTCATGCAGCTATGTCGGTATGCCAACATTGTAATATGTCTCTTGGCTTTAAGGTGGGAGAAGGTGAACACGCAGCTTACATAGCCGGATTTGTTGGTAATTGCGCAGGTGAAATGTTTGGATTCTTAGAGGAAGAAAAAGATGGCAAAGAAAATTAAAAATTATGTAAAGGACAAACAACCAAAAACATTATGGAATAAAATTGGTCCGTTTGTAAAACTTAGAGAATATCTGGCATCTAATATAACACCTGATGTGTATGCTAACGAAAGAGGATTGAAAACCAAAATAATGGAATTTTTTGGTCAAGATGTTCCGAAAGCCAATGTAGATGATTTTAGTCAGAATCTTTGGTTTAGATTCTTAAACCAACCAAATAACCTGAAAGAGGAAAACGGGATTGTTAGAATACCAGACAATATCAAATCCATTATATCTGACAGGATAAATGGTGGGTGGGAGAAAATGGCTAAAAAATATGGAAAGGAGCTTGATTCCTTAGATAATAAGATAATTGATGGAAAAGTTGCAGGCAAGGACGTATCTGATTTGGAGGAGTTAAGGGATGTAACAAGTAGGAAACTTGGAATGGTAGAAGAGGGTATAGATCTCTTAAAAAAAGCCAGAACCGGGGAACATCAGGTATTTAACGAATATAATTTTATACCGGATGCTTACGGAGATTTAAATGATTTATCAGGCTTATCAAGTTTTACCATGTACCGTGATGATAGAGGTAGGATGGTTGTGAAAGATAAGTATGATTTTTATAGGAATGATCAACCTATTAAAGTAGGGATTGTTACTAAGACTCTTGATGCAATAGGATATCCTTTTGAAATCAGGGATTATGTGGAAGATAAAATCCCATACGAAGAGAGCGATCCAAACAAGATCCTGTTTAGATCCATTATTGATTCCAAGAATGATTTGGATAAAAGGATGGAGATAAGATCCAAAAAACAAGGAGGGGAGTCTTCTAAGCCAGAAATAGATTGGGATTTATTTAAATCCAAATATGAGAATATGAAGCGTGTAGGTAAAGGTAAACATCGCACTATGGACGTAGAAGGGATGAATATGATCTATGATGCTTTATATGACAAAGGTTTTAATCAACGCCAGATAGAAGCCGTACTTGGAAATATTATTGAAGAATCTGGTGGAAACCCCTACGCTGTATCTGAGGATGGAAAATTTAGGGGACTTTTTCAAGAATATTATAAAAGATATCCGCCAAAAGAGTTTGAAAGAGATAAAGAAAGATTTAAGAGCGATAAGCGTGGATATATCAACTACATGATAGACAGATTTTATGATCATGTTCAAGATGCTGGGAAGTATAGTATAAAAGATACTAAATACAAAAAAGCTATTCATGCAGTAAACGAATTTATGTCAGAAGATCCAGATACGGATTATTCGTATCCACTTGTATATGCTTTTGAAGCTCCATCAGATAAAGAAGGAACTTATAAAAACAGAAAGAGCGTATCAAACTTGATAAGCCAATCTTACGTTTCGAATAATGTTGATAAATTAGATGATGATGATAAAAAGGATGATAATATTATTAATGCCATTCTTGGTATAAAAAACGATCTTGAATTACAAGACCCTATTTCCACTACAAGAGGCGAAGCCTTTAAAGAAGCCAGGAAAAGAGGTCTTAAGGAATTTACGTGGAATGGAAAGAGGTACAATACTAATATTAAAAAAGAAGGTGGCGTAATTGACAAACAGCGTGAAGCATATGAATACTTTACTGGAAAGCGAGGCATGTCTAAAATACAGGCGCTTGCCATCATAGGTAATCTCATGGCTGAATCCGGTCTTAAAGACGACATATACGGAGACAACAGAACATCATACGGCATACAGCAATGGCATAATGAGCGCATGGATAAGCTATTCAAGCATGCCAAAAAGAAAGGTCATTCTACACCCACATTCAAAGACCAACTTGAGTTCTTAGCTGACGAATACGAAGGAAAGACCGGATATTCTAATTTCTTATACACAAGAAAAGGAAAAGAAGGACCAGGGTATTACAATTACAGCCGGCAGGACTTTATGAACGCCGATAACCTTAAAGATGCTGTAGTAGCTTGGAACCAAGGAGCAGGGCGTCCTCATAAGAGTGTTATAAGAAATGATGACCGTTATAACTATGCTATGGAAGTTGCTAAAAATCTTGGTTTGGAAATTGAAGAAAATTCAGTATCTTTGTATGGTCAAATGGGATTCGGAGATGCTGGTGAAATAGCAGCATCGGTAACACTTCCAGAGGTAGAAGTGGCAGCCGCCCTCCCTAACCCAGAAGCCCCGTCCCAGGAGGGACAGTCCGAGGAAGAGAGATTCCGTACATGGACTGAAACGTATGGTAAGGACATCATAAATCATTTACTGACGTTAGACGGGAAAAAGGATGGTGATGACAGTGATTATAATATGATGTATAGACAGAATCAAAAAGAAAGCGAAGAGGATAAGAAAATGGCTTTGATTAACGCCGTGCTTCCCAATATTCAGCTTCGCATTAAAGGCGTCACTGACAATTAGAACAATTATTTTATTTCTCATATTAATAAAGCGAAGCCGGATTTGAGACTCGTTATGCGGATACCGAAGGTTGAAGAACGATATCAAGATAATCCGGCTTTTTTGTGCGATTTCGTGAAGGATGGAACTATCATCGCCTTGGTTTAACAGAACAGACCTATGTACCTCCACTGTCCTGACGGGCATGGGAGCCCGTCTCGCCTACCAGCCTGCCTAATTCTCCACTGGCTACCTAATATAACTATTAACGTCACTCCATCACCTATCTCCTTTCAGTCGATAGGTTCAGTCGTTTTTTAAATGTTATATGTTCTTTCGCATCGTTCCCTTCGGTCACGATACTCAATCCTTTAACACAATTAGGCAAACAATACAATAGACGGAAAAAGTAATTTGTTAATCTGTTCACTCACTTAACTCCCTTCGGTCGTTAAGTTCATTCACTGTAAACAATTATATGAATAAATGGTAAAGTATATAAAATAATATAAATGATATAATGGGTAAGATCATTGAAAATGGTCTTAATATTAAGGAAAACGGAGACTATTCATAGGCGTAGTTTTAATTCAAGATTTGTTGTCCCACCACTGACGGTCAGGAGGTTACGTTTAGAGTCGTTTTCCCGTCTCTTATCCAAACCGTCATAAAACAAAAAAACCTTGTATCCTATTTCTCTCAAACCGGATACAAGGCCGTGCATTTTCTTCTTTGAGCGTATGATGAAAAACCATATCTTTGCACTAAAACAACATTAATATGGACACAAAGTTAAAAGAAATAACAGATCCTCACAAGTTACACGACAAGCTCTTTAAGAAAGAGCAGGTCTCTCCGATAGAAGTTATATACAATAGCTTCAGCAACTTAGGGTACAATGTAGTACGCCGTCCAGCCGGTCAGTGTTTAGGCAATTTGAGATATTTTAATCTATTTTATGACAAACATACTCATCATTTTTATCAGAAAGACAGGAAGTTGAGATATTGTAGCAATTTTCTCATATCTGATTATTGGAAAGATAGAGTGCGATGTTTCATAGTTTGGAACTTTGGTTTTGGAAGATTCTTCCCATACAATGACTTCATAGAGGCTATGGTTTATGACTATCTTCGATATGGAAGAAAGTCAGTTCCTTATCTTAAAAGCGTGCAAGAGGCTGAAGAAAAGTGTGTAAGGTTCTATATCCGGTCTCAGATAGATATGCTTCGTAAGGAAGGATATGCCGCTTATCGGGCTAAGTTCAAGGAAGAACGTCCTCAGTATTTCATCGGATACGATAGGACGGTGTTTAGATGCCTTGACAGCTCTTTAAAAAGAGAAGAGAAGATTGCTGCATGCGTAGCCCACAAAAGGGCTTTAAAAGAAGGGATAATGACTTCCTTCATTAATCACCTTAAGAAACATCCTACCACTTTATATTCGTGGTTTTCATCAGAGGTAGATAGCGAAGGAAAGAATAGGCTCTGTCTATCTGAAAAGGCTGTTTCGTATTTGAATAAGAGACTGGTTCGCAATGGGTTAAAGTCTCTTTCTGCATCATATCTTTTTAGAACGTTTAGAAAAATGGTGAAGATCTTGTTCGGTTCCAATGTCAGGTCGTTTTTGAATAGCTGTCTGATGTCTGTTTCAACAGAAGAGGTTTTAACCAAATCTATGAAGAAAATAGTTTCCAAGACAGTGCTGTTTTTGTACAAGAGAGCGCTTAAGAACTATCGCCGGGCATGCGGTCTTAAGTACGACCCTGATTCGGGCGGTTTGTCTGCCGTACATGATTGATTTTTAAACGTATCCCATAACGTTGGATTTTCTCGTTCGTTTCTCTTATCTTTGTGAAAAAAGATAGTATGAAATTACGAATCATAAAAAATCGTCCGATATTCGCTCCTGGCGGTAGTGTTCAGGATAAGAAACAGGATATTAATGTATCCTCTACTCAGTCTATTCTTGATTATGGAACGCCTGTTAATAAATGGGGTGAATCTGATATTCAGAATATATATATGCCTTCTGATGTGATTTTAGAAACAGAGGAGGGGGAGATAAATCCATTTAGTAGTATGCCTACATCCGATCCGTTTTTTGAAAACAATGATGCAGGATATGCAGGATATCTCGCTGATAATAGGGGTATGGTTAAAAACGTAGAGAAATCAGTCGTTGATAATACAATGAATGTAGGTGGTGTTGATGCTGATTCCTCTAAAGAAAAACGTTCCCAAGATGGTAATCCTCTTGATCCTATGACTACCCCATATTATTCACCCGATCTAACCGGCAGAGCTCAAATGTTCGGTACAAGTCTTGGCCGGATAAGAGCCGGTAATAAGGTCGGTGCTAATGTGGCTCAAGCTGCCTTGTCTGGTGTTAGTTTAGGATTAGGTCTTACCCGTAATATCATGGGAGCTTCATCTGCTGCGTATGCAGCCAGCAGAGACGAGCAGGCAGCGAGGGAAAAACTTGCCAAGGAGCGTCGTCAGCAATTCATCAAGTGGGAACGTGAAGGTGGTGGCGTGAATTTAGGTAACGGTCAGAAGATGGATACGTCTGATATGACCGGCGAATATATTTATCCTCTTCCCAAGTCTATGGAAGATGCTGCGAATGTAGAGATAGAGAAAGGCGAGTACGTGCTGACTCCTGACTCCGTAGGGCCTATGGAAGCCAAAGGGAACAGACATGAAAATGGTGGCACTCCGGTTGATTTGCCAGAGGCTTATATTGTTTCCGATTATCGTAAGATAGATGATGAGTTTGCCTCTTACGTTAGAGAAAATTATGGTATTAAGGCAACGTCAAAAGATACGTATGCTACACTCCTTGATCGATATAAGAAGAAGATTGGTTTGTCTGATAAGTACGAAGATCAGGAGCGTGTATATAAGAGATTAGAGAAAAATGAAGATGTAAAAGACAAAAACACATCTAATCTTAATGCTTCTATTCTTTCCAAGTACGTCAATGAAAACCAGAAAGAGATAGACGAGCTTGAAGCACAATTTCGTTCTTTCGCTGAAATCGTTTATGGCAAACAGGAAGAATCTAAGCGTAACGAGAAGATGGATGCTTTTTTCAGGGATGGCGGGGTTGTTGATCTGAATCAGGTAAAGAAACAAGCTAAGGCTTTTAATATTGCAGAATCAGATGCTAAGAACTGGATATATGACGAGTATGTTAAGCAAACCAGGAAAATGGCTGAAGGTGGACCTACTCAGAAGGAGCTGGAGGAACTTAGAAAGAATGCTATCGGCTACAATAAGCTTATCAATCAGTTATTTGGACGAACTCTTAATATGACTGTATCTGATGTTAGTGGTCGTGAGCAGATTCTTAATCCTGATTCCAGTGTCAATGCCAACCAGAATCTCCAACATAGAAGCAATTTAGGATACGGCAGGGTAAATGATAAGGCGGTATCTAATTTGCTCGACATAAACCGATGGGCTAACAAGTACAATACGGATGGTGATTTTGATACAGAAGGTTTCCAGAAAGGATACAACAGGCAATTAAATGCATTGTGGGCGTTAGCTGATGTAGGTGCTATCACGAATGCTGATGCAGCCAAGAAATTCAGAGATGAGTACGGATTCTGGGGCCAGGATGCCGGAAGCTACGGAGGTAATCAGGCTTATAATTCATTTGCCGTAGATGATAAGTTTGGTCAGACAACAGCCACCCGTTCTTATTATGGATTGGACGTTGTTTCGGCAGAGCAAAAAAGATTGTTAAACGAAAAAGGGATAAAGAATTATGTTGACTTATTTGGTGATAAATCTGATGCCGCTAAGAAGATTCTGGGCTCCGATTATAATAAGTTTGTTGCTTTAAGAGATAGTGGGTTAATGCCGGAAATAGACTTCGTTCTTGAGTCTGTTAAACCAGAAATGAAGCCTATTGAGGCCGGTCCCATAGCACCAGACCTTACACCGCCTAAGATTGGATCTCCTGGAAGGATAGAGGTAAAACCGAAAGCAAGTACGCCTGCGACTGCAACCGACACCGATACAGAGGAGGTGGTTGAAGACAACGGACCTAAAGGACAGGGCAGACCGGCGGCGTTCGGTCCTATCTTCCCGGAAATGCTAAGAACCCTTGACACTGGCTTGGAGATAGAAGGCCTGGAAAGACATCAGGCTCCGAGAATAGACCCGGTTCTTCAATCTGCTGATCAGTATATCAACGAGCTCAACCGTGCGACATCGGCTCAGTTAGACGCAGTAGGTGACGTGCCCGACTCCCAGCGGGCTGCTATTCTGGCTAATATGAACGCCATAGCTGGAAGCAATATAGCCAAGTATGTTAATGAAGTAAATTTCAATAACGCAAGGCAAATAAACGAAGCTGATAGGTTTAATGAAATGGCTTATGTTCAGACAGATGATAAGAACATAGCAGAAAGGCAACGTTATGAATCTGGGTTGTTGAAAGCTATGGCTATAAGGGATGAAAATCTTGCTCGTTATTATGATAGTATAAACAGCGAGATACAGAATAAGTTTAATGTTCGTACATCGTTGAATACCATAGCTTCCATAGCCCCGAATATGAGAATGCTTCCAAGTGGTCAAATTATTTACGTTCAAGGCAATCAGGATGTGATGAATATGGGTGATTATTCTACACCTTATTTGAAGAGCTTGGAGGATGATGAAGAAGATAAATATAAAAAGAGAAGGAGAAATAGCTGATGGCTTCACAATATAGTATTTTAAGGCAATATGCCCCGTATGTTAGTCCTTACAACATAGATCTTGTTAAGGACGTCATGATGTACAAACAGCAGAAGGTTGATGCTGCTCGTGAAAAGATCTATACCCAGGTAGATTATCTTATGGGTCAAGAGATAGATAAGCCTGAAGCCCGCGCTTATATGGAAGATAAGATGTCAGGTGTGATTGCTAACATCAATCAAAAATTCAAAGGCGTGGATCTTTCTTCTGATGGTGTTACGAGAGCCATACAAGGAGAGATCAGTTCGGTGTTGGATGATACGGTCATTAACGCGATTGCCGGCACAAAAGAAGGCAGGAGAATGCATAAAATGCTATCTGATTTACAAATAAATAATCCAGAACTTTATTCTGCTGCGAATGCTTATGCGGCTTTAAAGCCGTATAATGAATGGGTGAATGATGGAAAGGCTGGTTCCCGTCTTGCTCCTCTTCAATATACTCCTTATACTGATTATAATAAGGAATTAAAAGATAGGATAGATTTTATAAGCAAGCTTCATAAAGGAGCTAAAGTTCAGATTCCTATTCTTGACAAGGATGGTCATCCTACCGGGGCAGTACAAGAAGTAACTAAGGATATGCTTACTCCTGAACAGATAGCTTCTTTTGCATTGTCAGGGTTATCAGATAAAGCAAGGCAGCAGATGCAGGTGGAGGCTATTTACATGGTAGACTCTAATCCCTCTTTATATTCGTATGATTCTGTTCTTGGTTTTATGAATAAGCAGATAAGTGATAAGCAGAGGTATGTTGATGCTCTTACTGCCGATCTTTCCGGTTTGGGTTCTGATCCTGCAAAGAAAGAAATGGTTGAAAATGAAATAAAGAGAGCCAAATCTGAAATAGCTTCCATGAAATCTGAATTTAGCAGAATGGATGAAAGGGCTTACGATCCGTATCTTGGAGCGATGAAGGTTATTGAAAATAATTTTATTAATAATGCTGCTGCTTCATATGCTTATGATAATTCGTCTTTCATAATCAAAGCCGACGAGCTTTACTGGAAAACCAAAGAATATAATCAGAGGGAAAGATTAGCTAATTTGAATTTCGAAAAATGGAAGATAGAATTTGAATATGAAAGAAATAGGGATATTGCAGAGTTTGAATATGGTAAGAATAAGGATGAAGCCAGATTTGGATTAGACGAAGAACGTCTGAAGATGCAGAATAGGCTTAATGAAGCCAGAATAGCAAAACTTATGTCCTCTGGTGCAGGAGCGGCAGGCGGCAGAGCTGGAAGCCGAGCCATGCAGGTGGGCGTTGGCACAAACTCTGGTGGAACTATTTCAGCTAATCCTATCGAAACTAAAAATATTAGCATATCAGAAGAAACTCATAAGAAGTTTAATAAGGCATATACAGATCTTGTAACATCCGGAAGTAGACTATCTACAGCCCTTGGTGCTGAAAACATGAAAAATATTCAAGCTGCCATATCAAGAAATATGACGGATGAAACATCAGGATACAAGTATCTTATGGATGAAGAAAAACTTCTTAAGTATATAAAGGACAATGGAGGTCTCTCTAATGATATGTTTGACAAGCTACCTGTGGCAGAGAGAAAAGCTGCCACAGATGCTTATATGCAGCTTAATAGCGCTGTAGACAAGATGGATATAGAGAATGATAGAATTAAGAAGGAGAATAAGATTTATGATAATATTGTATCTGAAATAGCAAATGCGATCGCGCAGAAGGAAGGAGGTAAACCCGAAGAATATATAGCCTATGCTACAGCGTTATCCCTTAATGATATTTTAAGAAAAAATAGAGGTACAGTCGGCGATGTAGAATCTGGAGTAAGATATTATGAAAAAGGATTCTCGCCTGCTGATATAGCTACTATAAGAAAGAGGGTGAAAAATGATGGCATTGATTTATCTAAAGTATTTGAGAGGGATAGCAAAAGTGGCAGGTATTTCTTAAAAAAATACGATGATGTAAAAAATAGTTTCTCGGATGGTGAAGAAAAGGTGTTTTTTAATACACTGTATTCTATTAGCGGAATGGAGAGCGTTGGAGGTGATGTAGTAAGCGATATTAATATAGCCAATCAAATAACTAAGGTTCAAGATGATGGTATAAATGAGATACGTAAAGAATATCTCGAACTGTATTCACCTAACACAGTAACGTATTCAACCAAATTAACCTCCAAGGAGGCTGGTTATAGAGAGATGGGTGTTCTCAGGGATCTATTTACTAAAAAAATGGCAGAGCATCCTGTTGGTAAATCTAAATCATCATCGGCAACTATTGAATCATTTTCTTTGACAGAATCGGGAATAGCCGACAATGGAGAGAAGACTTACAGTTTGGTTGCTAATCATACTGGTGAAAGAGAGGAAATAGATATTGTTGAGGTATCTGAAACAGAGTTGATAAATAATGGCATAGATCCTGGTATTAATACTCCTTCCGTCGATATAGGTGGATATGAAAGTGGTATTATAAGACCTACATTTGGAAGTGATACCAATATGTGGTATCCGAAGATGCTTGAAAATTCAGATATATCACCCGCTTATGCTTCTGTATCTTCAATGATGAAAGTGTTATCAGATATGATAAATGAATCTGGTAATAATTTAGATGATATGCCAGAACAAAAGGTTTGGCTTCTTAATGCAGCTAAAGATATATTGGATAACAGTGGAAAGCTTGGTGTAAAGGTTGAAGGTTATGATCCTAAGACAAGTTACGGTTATGGATATGAGACAAGGCTTTATCTTATGGAGAATGGTAAACCTGAGTTAATAGATTCGTTTGATACTCCTAATGTATGGTTTGCGGATAATGTGTCTAAAGAACTTGCTGTTGCGCCTCAGAAAAAAATAGTTGATTTTGTTGTGGCAGCCATAACAGAAGAGATTAAGGATATGGTGGCGGCAAAAGAAAGGGGTGATTTACCTACGTCTTTGAATAAAAACGGCAAGTTGATGAAGTTGTTGAATAGTGTAAATAGGGAATAATATATGGAAAATAAGGAACAGACATTGGTGGAGAAATCAGGGTTCTTACCATCTACTGGATTAAGAGGGTATAATGCCGGAGTTCCTACGCGATATGAAGAAGAATCTTCTCTTATTGAGGGAGCAAAAAGAGAGATGGAGAGGATGAAAGTAGGATCATACACTCCCCCAGTATCAGCCATAAATCCTGATGATGATTCAGAAAAAGGATCTGATATTAGCGGAATAGATACTTCTTTTGATGTAGACACATCTTTTTCTGGATTAAAATCGGCTCTGAATGGTGGAGATGACCCAAGAAAGAAGAAAGAGGAATCTTATAATAAGTTAAATTCCATGATAAAATCTATTCAAGATAAATCAAGGAATACTTATTCTGGTAAACAAACGTCTTATGGTGAGGTTATAGCTGGTAATCAACAGTCATCTGCTGCTGATTTTGGTGTATTTGGTAAAGGAAGAACTATTAAGTTAGATGAAGCATATGACTTTTTATCCGATGGAAACATCGGTCTTGCAAAGTTTAAAAGTTATATGCCAGGAAGGGATAATGAAGATTATTACGGAAGAAGGCAAACTACTTGGAATAAGGCTGTTAATGGCATAGGAAAGCTTGTAACAAAAACAGCATTATATGGTGTATCAGGAGTAGTAGGTATTATCCCGGCTGCGTATAATCTTATAAAGACTGGTACGTTATCTTCTGCATTTGACAATGATTTTACACGGACCATAAATGATATAGATGAAAGAATAAACCACTCTCTTCCTCATTATTATACAAGAGAAGAGCGTGATATGGGATTTTTGCAGAGTCTTGGAACTGCAAATTTTATTTTTAATGATGTTATTGGAAATGGTCTATCGTTTACGACAGGAGCTATTCTGTCTGCCTACCTTACAGGTGGGATGGGCGTGTCAAGTCTTGGAGCTGTTGGCGCTAAAGTAGGGATGAAAGTGGCCGGCAAGATGGCAGCATCTAAGATTGCAGCAAGTGCTGTAAAATCCGCTTTTGGAGCGTATAGAGCAGGAGCGATGTACGGCAGAGCTATCGGCAATATGGCCAAGGTAGGAGTAAATACGTTCGTGGGAGCCGGCTGGGAGTCTGCTGTGGAAGCTCAGTCCTTCATGAAAGACTCTGAAAGTAAATACAAAGAATATTTTAAAAATATGTATGGTCGGAATCCTAATCAGTCCGAGATGGCTGAATTTAAGAGTTCTATTTCCGATACAGCAAACAGCATATTTTTAGCCAATATGGGTATAGTTGGATTATCCAATTATCTCCTTCTGGGAAAATATCTTGGAGTAGACACTGGTTTTGCTTCTAAATACATACCTGGATTAAAGGGTGTATCAGATACATATGGAGGATCAAAGAGTTTTATAGATCGTTATTTGTTTGGATTAGGAACTAAGAAGGTAGCGGGTGATGCTGGAAGGTTACAGACATTAAAAGCAAATTTATTCCAGAAATCCTTAGCTACTGTTTGGAATGTATCTAAAAGACCCATATCTGAAGGTGTATGGGAGGAAGGCATGCAAGGTGTTGCTCAGCGCATGGGGGAAGATTTTATTAGATCAAGATATGATAAGACGTATCTTGATGCTACGTCTTCTATAGTTGATTCTTTTTCTAAGGCCATAGCTGAACAATTTACAACCAAAGAAGGATTGAAAGAGATTGGCATAGGAGCCCTGATTGGTGGTTTATTTGGAGCCGGAAATGGTGCTTTTGGTTTATATGAAAGGAGAAATAAAGAGCGTACTATTAATACTGATGTTGAGAAATTTAATAGTAATAATGCTTTTACTTCTCAATCTGTAAAAGACTCTATGCGAAATTTAGCCGAATTTAATGCTCAAATGAATGATCCTGAATCAGATTATTATTCTAAATTTGAATTATCTGACAGAATGGGAATGTTAGAGGATACGGCTAACAATTTCAGGTCAATGGTTAAAAGCCTTGACGAAAGTGAGTTGGCTTCTGAAATGAAAGTAGATGAAGAAACTGTTAAAAAATACAAGGAAGATATTATAAAAGATTTTGATAAGAAGTTAGCCAATTATAAAAAAGCTTCTTCTTTTGCTGAGGCTATTACTGCTGAGACTTCATCTGATCTTTATCGATCTAATGTTGCTAATGTTGTGTTTAAGGGGTTGGATGCAGAGGATATAGCAATGGAAACATCAAATGATATTGCTGATTATGTAAATGACAATAATTTGTTTGATGATATAAATACGTTTTATTCATTATCAAGTCAAGCTTTTGATATAGCTAATCAGTTAAGGGAATTGCGTAATGAGATCAATGATCTGAATGCTGAAATAGAGAGGTTGGCTACAACTCCAAGAAGAGTAGAGGATGGCAATGATACCGAAGCAGAGGCTATAAAACAAAAAACTATTAAATACGATAATCTTAATAAGGAATATAGAAGGTTGTCAGAAGATCTTCTTAGTAGTTATAAAGAAGTATTTTATTCTTTTGATCCTGGAGTATTAGCTCTTGAGTTGTTTAAATCCGAAACAATAACTGCTGAAGATATATTGAAAGCTTATGACTCTGTAGCTTCTTTAAGTACTTATATTGAGAATAATAAAGGGAAGAAAGAAGCAGAGGATTTAAGAAATATGGTGGTGAAATACCAGCAAGCCATTACCCAATATAAGGTTTTACGGTCATTTATGAACTCCATACAGGATAAGAAATTCATGAGACATGATTTTTCTTTATTTTCTAAGTTTTTAAATGATATGGTATCTTCTAATACTAAATCTATAGAAAGTGATCGTTTTTACCAGACAGAAGGTAATAATATCAGTTTGGATGAAAAAATAGATGAGCTTCTGAATAATGGAGAAATAAATTCAGATGAAGCATTTACCATGAAAGTATTTGGTCATCTAAACGATGGTATAACTCAGAAGCCGAAAGAAGATATATTGTCTGATTTTGATTATGAGTCGGCAATGGAAGATCTTTTGTCTGCACCTATAGATGTTAAAGAACGTATCGTAGATAAGATATATACAGGTAATCAAGATCTTTTATCTCCAAGGGAGAAGGAGATATATGAAAAGTATAAACAGGATATTGATGATTATATATCAAATCTTGGTGATAGTCCGGCTAAGATGATAAAAGATTTATCAGATAAAGTTAAGAGACTTACTGAACCTCGATCTGTGTATGAGGATAATAATATCATTATTGATATGGCTAAATCAAATTTGGAACCAGATCAAAGGCAGGAACTTGATGATGCTATTTCTTCGTATGTGGATATAATGAACAGACGGGACAAAGGGGAGAAAGTTGATGAAGATAAGCTTGCCGATTCGGTATTTACCATAGAAGATCTTGGCCAAGTTGGAAACATCACAGACCTCCTTCCTTATATCGAACAAAACAGGATTATTGATAAAGGTCGTATTTCCGAATCTACGTTAAGTAATTTTGGGGAGGATGATGCTAATATAGATTCTCTTGTAAATGAATTAGACGAATCTGATAATACGCCAGGAGCCAATATAGATAGTGCCCAAAATCCAGAGACGTTGATGGTAAGAAGAATCTCCAATGACGGCAATGAAAGGTATGAAATTGCAGGTCTTAGAGCCGATAAATTTATATCTTCTATAAAATCATTGGTTCCTATTCAAATAAGCTCTGAAACGAACGCTAATGGCACTAAAAGGTATTCTCTTAATATAGGTGGAGAAACGGCTACTATAATTGAATTGCCTTATCATGCGAGATGGTCTATAGACAAAGAATCGGCTCGTGTTCTTAACCGTTACACAGACGTGTCTATTCAGGACGTGGGTAATTCCTATTCTTTGGTTTATAAGCGTCTTGATTCAGATGAATTGGTTCCGTACAGAACAGGTGTCGGATTCGGAGAGAATGAGGTAGATAAAATAGATCAGGAAGCATTATCTTCTTTGAAAAAAGGAGATAAGGTTAATCTCGAAATAGATGTAAATGATACCTATAATCAGTCTCTTTTTGCCGAATACAATGACGCTGTTCAGTCCGGCGATAAAAAAAGAATAGAATCTGCTGAGAATAAACTGGTATCCAATATGGTTATCAAGGTCATGAGTGGGAACAGATTCGTTTCTGTTGTAAAAGCTGATACAGGAGGCATAGATGGTATAAGTAAGATAAGAAGAACGGCTTTCAACAAGTGGAAGAAGGACGCCGGCCGGTCGGCTACCATCGGCGTCGGCACGCATGTTGTTGCCCAGACCCTTCCCGGAAGACCGGTGTTTAACATGAAGGTGAACGGTCAAGGATATGGCCAGGTAGAAAATCTCCCTATTACCGAAAAAGGTGCTGAAAAAGTATCTGATGTCGGATATGTATTAAATGGCAAAGTCGTGCTTAAGAACGGATCTAAATACACAGGCTTCCCATTTGCTTATTCTATATTAAATGACAAGGGGAATAATTACAAAAATGTAAGAGTTCCGATAGTTGTCATCAAAGGTAAAAACGGTCTTAATTATCTTTTCCCAGTTAGCCTACGTTCTGTGGAATCAGAGGAAGGGCGGAAATGGATGTCTTTTATAGATATGCTGCTTGAATCCGGTGATTCTGAATTGCTACAGATGGGTCAAGATGATATACAAGATATTAATGCGTATCTAACCAAGTTAGGTCTTGATCCGGCTTCGTATCAAGTATCGTATTTGAATCCTATTTCAGGTCTTAGAAAAGCTCGTGAGGCTATAGAAGAATTATCTACAGTTCCTGATGTTGTTAAGTGGGTAGAAGATGGAAGTAGGAGTGTGAAAGACATTGTGACGTCTGAAGTAGAATCTGGAATAGATTTCGAAGGTGAGATGTTTGTTGCTCCTAAGATCAGGATTCAGTTTGGTAAATCATCTTCCAGACCTAAATCACTTATAGAGGATGATCTTCCTTTCTCTGATGAGGGTAAGACCGTTACTTCTAAAGAAGACGTGGATGTTTATGAAGAGGAAATGCCAGAGGAAGGGGCTGTCCGGGAGACTCAGCCGGCGCCATTAGCTCAGCCGACTCCTGCGGCACAAGCTGCGCGGTCTTTACCTGGCAAGAAGCGTACCTCCAGGAAAAACTTCTCTCTTATGTTAAACGAAATAGAATCTCATATAGAAAAAGAAGGATTGCCGCCTTATGCTAATATTTTTGATTTTATAGCAAGGAAGATTGTAGGAGGTGATTTGAGGTTTCTTCGTGAGAGAGGTAATCCTAAAAGCCTTAAGGAGGAAATGGGATTAGAACCTAAAGGAACAGTAGGTGATAAAATATCCACTCCTTCCAGTAAAGGTGGTAAGACTTTAGAAGAATACATTTCTTGGCTTCGTTCTCAAACAGATCAGGTGGTGGTTGATTATGTTGGTCCAAGATCTGACGAACAAATTATATCAGAGTTGAAAAACTTTTTGAAATATATTAATTTTGTTCCGAGTAAGGCTTTGAATTATTCTCTTAGAGTCAATGGCATGGACACCCTAAAGGAATATGGCACAAAAGAGGAAGTAGAAAAAATGGAATCTGATATCAATAGTTTGGTTTCTAAAGTTTTGCCTACGGTGGATAACCAAACTATAGAAGATGTTTCTACTGCAATAAAATCAAACAACTTGCCTGCCATATGGGAGCCCGTGGAAAGCCTTGATATGACAAACGAGGAAAAAATAGAGTTTTTGAATAACGTAGCAGATTTCCTTAGCGGCATACCAGAGTATGATGCTGTCGTGGAGTCTATAGAGTCAGAATCAGATAATATTTTAAATGATGGAAAAGAAGGAAGTGCAGAAGGCGGTGCAGTACGCACTGAGGAAGATGGCGATAAAAAGGGAGATGGAGAAGGCAAAGGACAATCCAGAACAAATGTCGAAGTTGAAAGAAATGTCGAATTACCTGGATCTGAAGAAGGAAGAGTAGATAACTATAGGAAGAACGGAGATAAGTTCTCTGACATTGCTGAAGTTACTTTATGGCTACTTAGAAGGGCTGCCGGCATAACCTCTATCCCGGAAGGAGAAGAGGTTTATGTAGAGGGAGATGAGGTTAATAGTATTATGACCGATATGGAATCAAGGTATGGTATAGACACCATCAATCACTCGCATACGACTAAGGCTATAAGGGACCTTAACGGCGTATCAGGTTATAAAGTAGAATACGGCTTAACCTTTTTGACATACGATCCTTTTATTAGAATATCCAATCTAAGGAAAGGATCTAAGGCTGCGAAAGACGAACCTCGTATATCCGAAGAGTCGCTTACTCACATATCAAGGGTGACAACCCCTTATTTCCTGTACGGCGGCGATGAAGCATATACATCTGTTCCGGCTAAGGTAGAACCTATACCGGAGAAGATAATGGGTCGTAATGGCATTAAATTTGGTATGAGTGTAGTCGAGTTAACCAAATTAGGGTACAAAAAAGCTGGTGGAAACTGGATATATAAATTTTATATGAACTCAGGTGTGTATGATTTGTATAATATCAGTACCGGTGAAGCGTTTAGGGCAAAACCGGATCTTGGAGTTAAGATAAGTTCCAGTGCATTCATCCGCTCTTTATCTCAATCTGGTAGAAAAATACAAAATATGATGAGTAACATGAGTCAGGAAGAGATAGATAGGAATAAGAATCTCGTAGAAGGTTCTGATAATTCGGATTCGATAAATGAGTTAAATAAAGAGTGTTGAGTATGAGAAGGAGATACGAAGATGTTTCAAGTCTTGTTCAGTATCAGTTGAAGACCAATCAGCAGGGGAATATAGAGGTTTATGTTGATGACAGGTTTGTTGGAAACGTAAGTGAAGGAGTCTGTAATTGGAAGGATATTGAATACAAGAGTAAGGTTACTATATCTTTGAAAGGAGTCGAGGATAAGGCTAAAACTTCAAGTAAAAGAGTCGGTCCTTATTGTCACATTTATAGCATATTTGGAGGAAATGAATCTTATCATGCAGGTCCGGATAGTAATATAAAAAAGAGTCCGGTTACCACCTTTATAATGTATTGTTATAAAAATGGGGATATTACAACTACCACTACTTATACTAAAAATTTATCTGGAACTCTTCAGATAGGTAAAACACAATTGACTATCAATTACAAACAAAGTAAAAGTCAGTCTTTCTCCGGTGGTTCTGGAGATTATGTAACATCCGTATCTGATTTCCCTTTTGTTACTGGTCCAGGAAATGATAGCGTTGAGTTCGAAGGAGAGGGAAGATTGATAGTTGAGACAGAGGCTTCGCATTATGAAATAGAAGTTTCATAATTTCTATTTTTATACTATCTTTGTCTAAAATATTTATCACTATGGGTGTCAAATGTCAGATAGAAAAAAAGGAAAATGAAATAAAACGGGTTAAGGCTCCTAACGGGGAGCCTTCCGTTCTTTACGAAAGTGCCTTAAAATTATTAGGAAACAGCGAGCGAGCTCTTCAAGTATGGGCTAAGGCTTACACCTCTGATTTTTTGTCGTATTATGGTCATTGGAATAACCCGGCTCCAGGGGAGATGTTTAATACCGATCCCAATGGCGAACCTCTTTTAGAAGATGTGCTGTCGTATATGAAGCGTCAGACTTATTTTGCTGATCCTTTAACGGCTCAGGATGTTAAGGATGTAAGGGATTTCCTTTTGTCTACTCATTATTTTTTCAATGCGTCTTCATTGTCTAATGCTATTCTCTTCGATTTTTATGTAGATGGCAGTTTGATACTGAATGAGCAGAAATTAAGGAGATCCGGTTTGTATGATGAAACAGAAATAAGTCGTATTTTATCCGATCCTTCTGTTTTAAACGAGGTTTCGACTTCCATGAGAAAGTTAATAGATTCTTCTATTAACGAACATGATAGGGAAAAAGATAATTATTTTATGTCTATTGACTATCAGTATGGTCCTATTGTTTACAAGGAGGGAGTGTTTAACCAATTTGGTAAAAAAGTACCATATAATCCTTCTGAGCTTTATTATGCTATGCGTAAAACAGTAGCCGGCATAAAAAACTTTTCTGAATTTTCATCTGCTTTTGAATCGTTGAGAAATTCATATCCTGAACTGGTTGAGAAATTCGTTTCTGATAAAGAATTTGCCGAATCTATGTTTGATGAGTTCTCATCTACGAATAAGATTCCGGTAATAAACATAGAAGGGGATGATGTGGTGGAAGGCAAGAGAAGATCTTTGTCTAAGCTACAAGATCTTTCTTATTACAATTCCGGCAAAATAGAGTTCCTAAGAGCTCGTATATCAGCTTATTTACATAGGACTAATGCCGACACCGAATCCGATTTAAGAAGCATGATATGGGATATAGAAGAGGCTTGTACGTGGTTTGGCATAGATATAATAGGGACATCGGAAACTTATGATGGCACAGAAGAATCTTTGAATAAGATAGATAATTTGATGCTGGATCTTGATATTTATGTGGCCAGGCATAATGATGTAAATTATGCTCCAACGCTGGCATCTTCTATAGATGATGTTCTTGGTGATAGTACAGACTATTATTTTGGATTATTGCCGGAGTATATGGATAATTTGAATATCGTTTATTCTGAATCCGATATAGACCCAGTAGAGGCATTTGAGAAACATTCATTGCTTAAGGTAGGAGATAATCTATATCAAAGGATCAGCAAAGATGATCTTAACGAGATGTATCAAATATCAACAGTATTAGCCAAGCACAACCTAACTCATTTTTCTACTAAAATATATCCTGAATCTTGTTTTAAGAACGGCGTTTTGGATAAAGAGAAAGTACGGAACGTAGATAATAATACGCTCATGGCTTCCATTAAAAAATACGTCAGATCGTTCATGGATTCTCAGAACACAGAGGACATGATAATGACCAGGATGGCGTTTGGGCACCCTGCGGTACTTGACGTTCCTTACGTGGATGTGGATCGGGAGTATAGTCGATACATGAACAAAAAACAAGATAGCGAAAACCCATTATCCTTATTCGATTTATACCAATCTTACCTTGACAACAAACTCCATAAAACAAAATTATATGATAATGCCTATAAGTATCTTGACTTCAAACCTGGTCCATCTTTGGGTCTTATTTCTGATGATCCTGATATTTTGAAATCAATAGAATTATCTTTATCTGGAAAAGACAGGTTGATGTTGTTTGATTATAGCATGACCAGTACCGACCCTTCTTTATCAGAATTGTTTTATTTGGAGAGGTATGACCCTTCGTATGCTGGGAATGATTTTGAACACTATTTTTACACCAGGCACCCGTATTTGTTAAAAGAAAAATCGGGTTCTAATATCGTAGAGCAAGATGGTGTTATAACAGCAGAAGGTATTTATGATAATTTTATAAGAGTAGGTAATAAGATATGGTCTAAAGTAAGCGAGAGTAGTTCCGGCTCTATCTACCAAAATCTGACAGGAACCGAATCGGAGGTGAAATACGATTCTACTCAGAAGGCTAAGACGGTAGAAACTGATTACGCTCCATACCAAAACAGATCTGGCTTGACGCAAGACATGACCGTAAGCAAGTCTGAATTGGATGATCTTAACAAATTGGAATGCAGGTAATTTTTGTATATATATATAGTTTTTTCATAGTTATAATTTGGGAAGTGAGGCTTGTGAAAGTCTCACTTTTCTTATATATGCACGTATATCAATAACATACAAGAAAAGTTAGATTTTCATTGTTTATGAATTATTTTTGTTAAGTTTGCAATATTAGTTTCAGGAAGGGATTATGGAAATAAGGAAAAAGTAAGAACCGAACGTAACTAATAACAGTAGGAAATGAGAATCAGTACCATCAAACGTAACAACAGCATTCATCTTATGTATAAAAACATTATGAATGATTTAGGTCAATTAAGAACTGTAGTTTCAAAATCCTATATTTATAATCTGATACAAAATCAAACCGGATTAAGTATCAGAACTATATCCCATGTACTTAACCATACCAAAGAACAGGATACGGATTCTTTGTGAAAAGCATGTATTTTCATACATTTGTTCGTTCTTTAGTTTTAGTAGGGAAAAGTTTTTCATGGTATTTTAGTTTAGATTAGTTGAGGCAGGATTCGCAGTGATGCGGATCCTGTTTTGATTTACAGCGCTTTACCCAAAAAAGGAAAAGCGAAAGTTGCTGATTATCAATTTTTACCCATAAATGGGGAAAACTACTCGTTGTATATTATATTTCCGTTTTTACTGAAAATCCTTCCATTTTATCGGAAACAAACTCAGCCTTGTTCCACCCTGCAATCATGATCTTTGTTACGTGCTTCATGCACGTATGTTTAACAATTAAATACTATAAAATTATGGGTGGTGATAAAATCGTCCTTTTAGATGGAGCCGGGGCTAACGGTGGTGGTGCAGCCACTAACGGTCTTCTTTCAATGATTCCCGGCATGTTTGCTAATTTGATAGGTGGTAATAAAATGGATCCGAATCTGGTGGCGGCTTTGATGAACGGTCGTAACAACCAGGACGGTTTCGGTGGGGCTAACGGTTGGTGGCTCTGGATAATTGTTTTGTTCTGGCTGTGGGGTGGACGCGGCTTCGGTAACGGTTTTGGAAATGGCGGTGATTGTTGTGCCAATGGTTTGCCGGCTCAGTTGAATAACGATTACGGTCGTGAACTTTTGATGCAGGCAATTCAAGGTAATCGTAGCGCCATAGATCAGATTGCTTCTGCTTTGAACTGTTCTACTACTCAACTTCAGAACGCTATCTGCAACGTACAGGGTGCTATTGATAAAGTAGCTGGTCAGGTAGGTATGACTTCTCAGGCTGTTATCAACGCAGTTCAACAACAAGGTTGTGAAATAGGAAATCAAATCAGCTCTTGCTGCTGCAATCTGAGTTCGTTGATCAATCAAAGCACTTGCCAGACTCAGGGAATGATTACTCAGCAAGGTTTTGATAACCAGCTTCGCACGTTGGAACAAACCAATATCTTGCAGAACGGTCTCAACCAAGGTCTGGCTAACAATCGTGAGCAAGCTACAAGCCAATTCAATATCTTGTCTGCGAAACTTGACGCCCAAACCGTTATGATCAACGACAAATTCTGTCAGTTGGAAATGAGGGAGATGCAGAACACTATTGCTCAACTTCGTGAAGAAAAAGCGGCTTTGACAGCTTCGGCATTATCTCAGCAACAAACCCAGAATATCGTTGGTCAATTACGCCCGACGGCCGTCCCGGCCTACCCCTCTTGTTCTCCTTACCAGGCTTATTCTTGGGGACAGGTATTCGGAGGAGGTTACTGCAATAACGGATGTGGATGTAACAACGGATGTTGCAATAACAACGCTGCTGTCTGATTTTATTAAGAGAGGAGGCTAATATGGCTTGTGTTTCTAAAATAGGATCGTTGTATGAGATGGTTACGAAGAATGTTATTGTCAGTACGACAAATACAATCTTCGGTATTAACCCACGGGCTTGGATCGCCCTTCCGTGTGAGGGTCTTATCCTTCTTAAGATAAGGCAAGTAGTCCCCACAGCCGGAAGTGCTCTACCGGTACAGATTGCGGTCCCGGCAAACAGCACAGTTTCAACAGTAGGAGCCGACACCTGTTGCTCGGTTACGGGAGTGAATGTCGTGAACCCTATTAACGTAGCTGTAACGGGTGCTGCTATGGTAAATGGCACAGAACGCCTTCTGTACTTCAATAAAGTTCGTGGCGTGTTAAGATTAATGGATTGCTGTGTTCCAGTAGCGGCAGCCCAGGCGTCTGAAGTTAAAGCAGGTAAATGATTTCAGTAGGGTGATGGAGATCATCACCCTATTTTCACCTAAATAATATTTTGATCATGTTTTCAGATTTGAAGAAAGGGTTTCAGGTACATACCCTTGATACTAATACAGTACCTAAATACGAATTGGGAAAGGTAGTAGCCGTATCCGAACCCAGGTATCTTCCTCCTCAGCCGGGTCAGTATCAGGCGATGCAGACCCGCGTGGTGGATCTGACGGTAGAGCTCACTGGCGAAACCAAGACCTATACGGTCCCGGAATCCCAGAATGTGGCTAAGGCTATGGGCATAACATTATCTACCAGCATAGATCCGATTATGAACGAGCTGAATGCCATAAAAAGCACCAGTCAGGAAATAATAGACAGCGTAGATGCCCATCGTGCCAAGATAGAGGCTTGTGAATCTATATTAGAAGATATCAATCCGGCATTCAAGCAAACGAGAGAGCAGGATCGTAAAATAGCTGGTATAGAAAATAAGGTGAATGACCTTACTGATTCATTCGAAGATTTAAAGAAGTTAATTGTAGAACGTTTGAAATAAGTATAATATGATAGTATATGATTTAAATTCAGGACACAGAGAATATCCTGGATATGACGAGATAGAAGACAGACGAGGTGGAGGCAGAGGCAGAAGCCGGCGTTCTGATGGGACGTACATGGGGTATGGTGGTGGTATTTACGACCATTACGGTATGCATGAGAAGATGAAAGAAATGGAAGAGCGCGAAAACGAGCTGGAAGAAAGGGAAAGAAGGCTCGAAGAGCGCGAACGTCGTCATGAAATGGAGGACCGGGAATACCGGAGGATGGGTTACGAATCCTACCCGACCGATTACTATGGAGACGACAGATACTACGGTGACGGACCTCAGATGCGTAGAGGTCGCGGACGTGGCAGAGGTCGTTCTTATTGAGGAGCAGACGCAGAGGATCCAGCTTATCAGAAATATGTAGATACTTACGGCTACCATTTTTCTAATGCTCTCGCTGATGAGGCGGTAAAGAAGATGGTCAACGTCGATGGATCCAAGAGGATCTGGAAGCAGCCGGAAATAAAAGATATTTTTGAAAAGTGCGGAGCGAAGAAGCCGGATAAAGCGACATGGGGCGATGTCCAATATGTCTTTGCAATGTACTATTCGGATGGTTTTCCGAAGGTCTTCAAATGTGAGAACGAGTTGGTGAAAGCTACGTTAATGTATTTGGATGATCCGGATGCTCCCGAAGGAGTAGCCTTTATAAGATGGCTTGCCGTGCAAGATTACCTCGGCGAAAAAATAAACTGGAAGGATCTGACCTGAGATCCAGATCCAGGTCCTTCCGGTGGTGCGGGAGCCATAGTAAAAAATATGATTCCCGCATTCCCGTTTTTCCCGTTTGGAAAAAAAGGAATAAAAATATTATACCGGTCGGCGGGCAATAGAATACCCGTGGCCGGTTTGTTTCACATAACTTTTTTTTGGATATGAATATAGCACACGAATCTAAATCGAATAAAACCCCATTGTATTTAATAGGAGAGTTGATTGGCGTACCGAATACGGTTATGGACTCAGCATTGCATGAACTGAAAGATAGAATAGACAAAGACCCTAAATATAAAGATGTTAAAAATTGGCTCGAATCTTTACCCAAGATCTGAACCTATTTTTTTTCAATACCAGGCCCGATGCGATTTTAACGTATCGGGTTTTTATTTTAATTCATATTGTTTTATTTTAAATCTAATTAATTCATGAATGTCGTACTTTTGTTGAAAAAGTATTCTATATGGAAAATAAGGAAGATTACGTTGGTTACGAAGATCAAGAACTGTGTAACCGGTATTACAAAGAGGCTGAAGCCATGAGGCAAAAGCAGGACTGGTCTCGGCTTAGGGCTGTCCCTGCTCCGGCCAAGGGAACGCCATCGCCAGGCTGGGGTCAGCTTGGACGTGGAAATGATGTCCGTGTTAAGTACGTTAGCATCAATTCAGGATTAGGAGGGGACAGATTATGACTGTAGAAGAATTGGTTAATAAAAGATACAGTGGCGAATTTGTTTTCATGCTTGGTCATTTGGAAGGTATAACAAGATTCGTTTTTGAATGTTTTGATCCCAGACCTGATCACGAAGGTAAAAATACTTATATGGTTTCCTATTTTGATAAGAGACTTCGTAGAAGAGATGTGGTAGATGTGCCATGTTATATGAATGTTTTAGCAAAATAAATTAAAATATTGTAAATATCGTGGTTAGAATCGCATATTTCGGAACCGATGGCTGCCCTGGTCATTACGCTATTCCGATACGAGGTAAATTCACAGAAGAGGATATTAAGGTAATAGAATCTGTAGATTGTGATGATTTCTATAAGGTATTTGACGTCATGCGTTTTAAGATAGCTGAGTTTAAAGGATGGACGATATTGGGGATCCCGGCAAGCTTAGACGATCATAGACCTGGAAGCAAAACCGTTATCTTCATAGAGGGTGAAGCTAACGAAGCTGATTTTATAGAAGTCACACAAGAGTATTCTTTTCTTAAAAATAAGGTAAAGAAACTTGCCGAATTGTATCATGATGGAGAATGGCTTGCGACTGGTAAATTGAATCAAGATCCGCCTACTAACAAGGAGCGGTTTCAATTTACGTTAGACAAGGATGATATTATTAACATGATTAGGGGAGTCGATTTAGATCCTTATTCTGATGTGGCGAATGAAATGGAGAAAATCGGATTGGGATCATCATCTGATTCTTCATATGAGGGTCCCACATGGTCTTGGTTTGTTAACAAAGTAGAACTTTGGCAGAAGAATAATGTATGGGATAGTTTCTCCGCTGAGTTTTTGTGGGGTTTGTATTGTAGGATAAAGAAAGTATAGTAACAATTAATTTAAAACAAATCATGGAATTAAAAGATTTTAAAGATGTGGTTAGAGTAATGACAAAAGAAGAGTTCGAATCAACAATCGAAGAAGATATTAAATTCGTTGAGGGATTCAAGAATTTCTTAAAACATGATGATGCCACGAGGATAGTAGAGCATATCAAGTCTGTGTTAGAAGCATCAGTAGATTACTACTATCCTAATCATCCTGAAGTAGAATTTGAAAAAGATTTTAATATACAATACGATGTCAATAATATCTTGAACAAATACGGCCACACCGAAATGGGTATGTATAAAATACAGCTCTATATAGAGAATATTTTGGGTAGTATTCAAAACAAGAAGCCTGTAGACGTGGGAGAAGTCTCTGACGGATACCACACTTTCAATGAATTGTATCGGTATCGCATGTTGTATAACGCTGCCTTCTTTAATCTATTAGCCAGAAGCGGACAGGTTGAAGTTTGCAAATCAAGGAGACACAGCGACGGAGAAAAATGCTTCGGTTCTGATGATTGGTTTATTGTGATGGCGATCCTACCTACCGGTCAGGTATCTAATCACTATGAAAGCAAATACTGGGATTTGTTTGATGTTCCTGAAAGAGAAACCGCTTTCGAATACGATGGCCATACACCAAATGAAGCCTCCGACAGACTTGAAAAGTATCTCAAACTGCCTCGTCATGGCATGACATTCGAACAGGCTTTAGAACGGCTTAAATTAGGTCGTAAGATAAAAAGAATCGATTGGGGTAAAAAGTATATCTGTATGTTTGACGTAAATATATTGATGATAGATACAGGTCAAAAAGTAGCATCAAATTGGAATCCAACCGAACATGATATTATGTCTAATGACTGGGAGATTGCGGGATGAGTTTGTTTGTATGTTCAAAGTGTGGCTGTATAGATAATACAGCCACATCATGTTACTGGGCTATTATAAGACCTTGTAAGAATCGTATTTACGATAAGTCGCTAAAGGGATATGAAGGCAAGCCTCTTTGTTCTGAATGCGCCGCTATTGAATATGATAAGGATGATAAACTGGTGGTAGTTCCTGGAACGTGGCATGGTAAGTTCAAGAAAGAATGGCCTACTGAAGAAGAAAAGAAGCATATTGGTAAAAACGGTATTTTAAATATGTAAATTATGTGTGATAAGGAAATTGTTGTATGCGCAGCTATATGGGTTCAAGATCACAAGAACAAGCCTCACGGTCCAGTAAATATACCATCCGGAACCGTATTTTGTGGATTGAGGCATTGTTCCATAATATCGCAACTTGCGGCATACGGTATAGCCCATAAAAACCGCAGTGTTCAAGGATTTTTGACAAGCAAGAATCGGTTTTTAACAAGAGAGGAAGCGTCTGAACTTGTTAGAAACAATAATCAGGAGATGGTGGTAGATAGGAATGCCATTAGAGAACAGTTGTATTCAGAAGATTTGTATTAACTAAAAAATAAAACAATATGGGATTTATAGTCAGAAAGTCAATATTTTATGATATGATGGACGGCAATCAATTAAAGTATGAATTTGACAACAGGGATTTAGATCATATCACATTTAAAGGTGATGGTAAAGAATCTTTTTCATTTAACAGAGCACTTGTTGAAAATTTAATTGAGACATTTGAAACCATGCAGAATATATACTCCGATAATTATAGGCTTAAGGTTTATACTGGTAATTGCATAATTCAATTGAACGTAAATCCAAAGGACCCCAGTGAATCCTTTTTTGACGTATATGATAGAGATGAGATGAAATTGATATACGGAATAAAGATCAGTATTCTGAAAGAAATGTTTATCATATGATTACCAAGCAGGACATACAAGCAGCAGCATCGTATATTTTCCGAAGCAGTTTTGTCTCGGAGGACCAGGCAAGGAAAGCAATGGTAAAAGCCGGCAATAACGCTACCAAGATCCTCGTCAAGACCTTTAGAGGCAAGTTGTTCAAGAAAGCTTTTGAAAGAGCCCGTAGAGGAAAGGATATCAGTTCTTTTGAAAGACAGGAAAAAGAAAGTGGTTTCAATTTTCTACACAATCCTAATAATGGTCGTATGCAAAGCGGTCATATTATAATAGATGGAATTGGTCTTTTTAAACAAATAATTCATGAAAGGTAAAAAAGTTGATATTCGTTTAGGCAGAGGTCTGGCGAATCAGATTAAGATAAACAAAACCATCCCAGTGTCTCATAAACCAAAAGAAGAACGTCGAATGATGTTTGTTTGTGGTGATGATATTGCTTCTCTTATAAAGCGGTTTGAAAACGAATCAAAGTAATATAAAGTCGGACATGTATCTTGTCCGACTTTTTTTTTATATATTTGTGGCATGGCAAGAGGTTATTATTGGATACCACAAACAGATGAAACGTTAAATGGCAGAAGCTATTACGTGGCTAAGATAGTAGGGGATATCACGTTTGATACTAAACGAAAAAGAATCGTATTTCAAGCTGATAGGTATTTCCCTGTAGGATCTGTTTTCCATTTTACGCACAATTGCTTCAATTATATCATAACTTGCCGACTTCGCAAGCCAGGGCTTTGGTTTGAAGCCAGGAGAGAAGATTCAGGCTCTATTTGCCCTGAAGATATTGAGCGCTTTGAATCGGGAAGGTTTATTCACCGAGATGGGTACATGCATTACATATAAGCTGAACTTGACGATTTTTCGTCAGATTATATTTTTTTTTTCATATCATTTTTAAGCCATCAGACTGAGAAGTTAGATGGCTTTATTTTCTATGATATGCTTGATTTTTAACTACCTTTGTCTCATAACAAAAATGTTTTACTATGACATCAACGTGTATTATTAAAAGAGATAATAAAAAGAAAGTTGTTTCTGTCTCTACCAGATCAGGGGACAGGTCTATGTTGTTTGATAAAATAGCATCTATTCCCCTTATGGAGAACAGGGAACGGGCTACTACTGTTTTTAAAACCGTATTTTCCAACAAGTTCTTAAAGGCTTTTGGCGACTGGAGAAAGAGAGTGCCTATCAACAAACAGGCTTATAATAAGGTAAAATCCAACATCGATCTTATCCCAGAAGCCTACAGGGAAAGGGTGCTGGATAAGGCTTCTAAGATGAGTAACCCTGTTCTTGTGTCAAAATCAGATGCACCTTATGAAATCCGAGAATCGGGCTTTGGATTTTACAGCCAAGATCTGGGTGATAATATTATGTTGGTAGATGCTATGGTCCCGTCAAGTATTTCCGTACCGGAAGGACCGGGAATAGACGCAGGGCGGTATCTACAAGATGCTATATCTTCGGACTTCACTCCCGTATCTATGGTACAGGATAAGGGTGTTAATTATATGGTTATAAAAGACGGTCTTAAGATATTTAGCCCAGAAGAGCTACCACAGACAGATTCTAATCCTGTGGGTGTAACGTATCAGACCGGAGAGCCTCGTTTGTTTTTCATGAACGATCGTAGTCAATTATTTGAAGATTACGGAGAAGCTCTTCGCTCTGGCGGAAATGATATTAGAATAGGATTCTTATCAGGCACCGTTCAAGAATCTACCGTGGATGGCGTGGCAGACATTACTTACAAGGCTGGAAAGTATGTTCTTAATAATCCCAAATCTTTTATACCGGTCATGACCGCTTCTGCTTCTACTTCTTTATCAACAAAAGGTGGTATAATTAACTACCTTATAAAGAAAGGTCTTTTGTCCGGATCTAAGATATTCGATCCTGAAACAAGAAGCTATTATCTTACAGGAGAAGGTCATACAGGACAAATTAGACTTTTCAATTCAGCCTTATCCTACACCGAGCTCCGTAATCATTTTGGTTCAGATGTTTCCATGAACGACCAAGGTATGATAACCATAAGCTCGTTGGATAATAGTAAGGTAACTATGAGGCTCGCCACCGGAGGAACGGAAAGGGTTAGCAAAGAGCAGATAAAGAACGATCTTAAGTCAGGAAGATACAATGAATTGGACGCCAAGTACGATCATTTTGATGCGCTTGTAGTTTCATTCATATTAGAAGACAACGATCTTTATGCTGATACTAAAGCTAAGATCGTATCAGATTATAGCAGGCAGGAACGTGATCAACGAAATTCTATTGTCGAGATACTGAAAACGCTTGGCGTTAGTGTCATAGGTATGACCGATTATATAGAGAAGTACCAAACCAAATACGGGCATGAACCTTCTGCTAAGGCATTGGCGGATATTGCCAATAACGTAATAGCAGTTGGTGAAGATGCTACTTTATCTGATTTAGTAGAAGAAACATCCCACTTCCTTGTAGAGGCATACAGAGATCAGAATGCTGTTGAGGCTGTTCTGCAAGATGTAGAAGGTACGGAAGAGTGGAACCAGTATGCAGGTCAGTATTATAATACATACGGTAAGGTATATGAAGGATCCGAACTTGATAATGCTGTTAGGAGAGAAATTCTTGGGAAGATCCTTGCCAGGGAGATGCAGACCGGCACAGCACAGGCTCCGGTGGAGCCCACCTCCTTCCTGGGGCGCGTCCGGCAGCTTCTCTCTGGAATAGTAAGCTGGCTTAAATCAGCTTTATCTACGCAAAGACAAGATTTGAATAATGTTATTAAAAACATTCGCGATCTTGCTATTACCGACATAGATAAAGGATTTGACACCTCTCTGTTAAAGGATAATGATTTTACATTATACTCTCTTTCTTCTATGAACAAGAACAAGTTTCTTGAGTCTAAGATCAGATCACTAAGAAAAACCTTAAGAGACTTACGTCAGATAAGCTCTGATAGGGCTGTAACTACGTCTATGACTCTTGCTCAGCTTAAGACCATAGAAGATAAGATAAATAAGGTAGAGACCGAAATAGACAAGAATGAGATGGCGGCTGCCATGAACAGCATGATCTCCACAGCCGAAGCTCAGGTCAGATACTTAAGTAATGTGGTAAACACCATCCTTCATGGTGATACCAAAGACGGTAAGCTTCACTTCAATACCAATGATCGAAAGAACGTAGATATTATCAACAATCAGGTTCTTCCGATCATGAACGATCTTCGAGGATATATCCGTAACAGAAGTACCGAATTTGATGAACGTGAAAAGCAGGATTATACAAATAGGATCAATACCGTCATTGCCGACATCAATGGTATTCAGTCTGATATTAAATCAGTACAAGACCTTGATGAAAGTACGTTGCTTGATAAGTTAATGAACGAACTTCATGTGCCGGCAGATAAGGTAAAGAGAGTAAAAGAATTTTTTGACAAGGTTCAACACGATGTTTCTTGGATAAGTAGGTGGTTCGGTATATTAGAGCATTCTTCCAGTCCGTTCAATAACGCTCTTGGAGCTATGATTGCAAAAGACAATTACAATGCGATGGTGAATGCCCAGCCCGCCATATCCGACTTCCTGGCATATGCTAAAAAGCATGGTTTTAACAAATCTGAATTTGAAAAACTGCTTCAGAAAGTAGATGGCAAAACTTCTAATTACCTTCGCAGTGCTCTTGATATGGCTAAATACGATCGTAATAAGAAGCTGGCACAGATGCGAGCGTTTGCGACTGCCATGAACATAGAGATATCAGAAGAAGAAATTGGTGATGTGGTTGACAATAACCGTAATTACGTATTTAAAAGAGAAGTAGTTGACAAGGATGGAAATACGGTTACTGAAAACGCTAAATTTAAACCATCGTCTGACAGGGTTAATACCGATATTTTTACCATCGAGCAGGAAAAGATCTATACGGAGCAGATGGAAAAGTGGGATGCTGAAAATTCGGAACTGGAATTTAGCGAAAGTTATGCCACAAGAATGGAATCCATATACAAAAAGGCTAAAGAAGAATTAGGGCATCCGGTTTCTCAAACAACCAAAGAATACCTTAATGCTCTATCCAGGCAAAAACGGATATTGAGGCAGCCTTTTATTGATAGCGGTGGTAATTTTGATGAAGTTGCCTATTTTAAAAGCAGCAATTACGAAGAAGAAGGACTGCTTCGTAAACAACGTAAGGAAGCAGCTTCAGAATACATATATGTAGGAACCAGGAGAGTGGAAAAAACCGGCGACCAACTTAAGATGGCTAAAGAAATACAAGCTATAAATGAAGTTTGGAGAAAGGAATCAAATAATGTTACCAATGCCGTATCAGAATCGTTTTTGCAAAAATTAAGAACGATTCAGAGCGAGTCGGGAGGAGAAGCTGCGCTGAAGACACTTATGTTGGGAGGTCACCTGTCGTTCAATGATCGGTTTTGGAATGAAGTAGAATCGGAACAGTCGGCGCGTACCGAATCAAATAACAAGGCTTCGTATCTCAAAATGGCGCATGATATCATTAGTTCTACGACAAGTGATAGAGATGCGACTGACGTGGACTCGATTGTAAAAGATATAGAAAAAAATAAGGCCATTATCAAGGAAATAATCGGAAACAATCGCGATGTGGCTGATATCGGAGAAATTAACGAAGCGACATTTACCTCATCCGAAAGAGATGCTTTTAGGGCCGCATCTGAAGCTATTGAAGCCGATTACGCTATTTTGATAGATTATGCTAAGATGGTGGGTCTTGAAGATATTGATAAGTACCTTACTAAAAGCAGTAAGGCCGAAAACGAAGTAAATCAGTCTTATTTAAATGCTCTTGCTGACTCCAAGGAAGTGGAATGGAAGTTCGTACAACGTCATACTACGGCGAAGAAAGCAAAAAGGATTCAGGCTTTAAGGGATAAGCTGTTTAAGGCTGCTGATAACCGATATCTGTTTACCGTATCTGAAACCAACTACCTGTCAGAAAAGCTTGGTATAAGCAAAGAATTAGACGGTAGAGATTTCAGGAATGCTGTTAATGCTAAGATGGCCAGCTTGTTTTTAAATAATACAAGAGAAGAGGGCATAGAAGAGACCAATGCTATTGTTAATGAATTTGCCAGGAGCCAGGTCTTTTCGTACTATAAACGCATGGCGCCTACCGGATATGCGGCTATGATCGACAAAATTGGTCGAGGTGAGATAGATGTGGCGCAGATGGTTAAGGACGTACAAAATGGTACATCCACCCAAGATTATGGCATGGACATATCGTACCTGTCTTTCGATCCTGCAAGGGCATGGGTGGCTGAATCTGAAGCCGAAAATAGCGGCCGTAATCCTGATTATGTAAAAGATCATGGGTATGGTCATCGAATGCCTAAGAAAAGCCTGTATCGTGACGAATCGTATTTCAATGACTTTGGTATCAAGTATGATGCTGACGGTAATGAGGTTGCTACTAAAAACGTAGAGCAGTGGAATATGATTCAAAAGCTCAAAGAAATAAAAAGACAATCCCTTGATCTATATAAAGAGCAGAGTCCGAACCTGTATGCTATTCCACAGATATCCAAACAAGACATAGAACGTGTAGAAGGATTGGGTATTAACTTCAAAAATACAGTTCGTAATTTTGTATCAGATCTGTGCCTGGACAGAGTAGACGATTCTCTATACGGTAAAACCAGACAGGGGGAAGTATATGATCCTGAAGACAGGCTTAGGTCTATACCTAAATACTACATATATGAATTGGAGAACCAAGATGATGTATCTCACGATTTTGGCTACTCTTATTCGATGCTTATGATGCAGTCATCGTTATACAACGAAAAGCAGAAATCTATAGAGCTTGCCCAAGGACTGGAGCAGATGTTGCTGAATAAGCAATTTGAAGGCGGTAAGAAAGCTGAAGCGACTCAAGCATATCAGATGTTTAGAGACTTCTTTAACGATCATTATTATGGCATTAGGATGAACACCAAAAAACTGACGGTAAACATCGGTGGATACACAGTAGACCTTACCAGGATAATGATGGCCGTTGAAAGATTTATGTCGGTCATGAACCTGGCGCTGTCCCCGTTTGTGGCAGCTACCGGCGCCTTAACAGGTCATATCAACCTCATCATGGAATCTGCCGTAGGACAGTATATAAGCAAAGACTCCCTTAAATACGCATCGGCTGAGTTTTCACGCCTTGCGCCATCTTGTATAGCAGAAACCGGAGACATAGATAGAAAAAGTAAATTATATGTCATAGGTGAGAGAATGGGTATTTTCAACATACGAAACAGAATGTATGGTGCCGGATACAATAGAGTGGCCAGGACCTTAATGCGTTCACCGATGTATGCTTTTATGGAAATCCTGAACTACCCTCTTGATCCGCAGGTTATGATTGCCACTATGGATAACGTGCGATACTATAAAGGCCGGTTCTACACGTTCCAGGATTTCAAGATGGAAAAAGAACGTAATAAAGAACAGAGTACCATAAAAAGAGAATGGAACGCATTAAAAGATCGTACTTTATGGAGTATGGTAGACGTCGTGGATGGAAAGGTGGTTGTAAAGCCGGGATCGGGTGTTACTGTTGAGGAAGTTGAAACCCAGATGGCTATAACCAGGAATCAAGTCCGTAGCTTGTCGCAGATATGTAACGGATCTTTGAATGAAGAAAACCGAACTGCCGCATCGCGCAACTGGATAGCCAGGTTCATGACCGCCCACCGAGGCTGGCTGGTGCTGGCAGCTCAACGTCTGTGGAAAAGACGTGGCTTCAATTTCCAGACAATGCAAGAAGAGGAAGGGTTGTCAATTACGTTAAAGAATATGATAGCCAAAACATTTAGCCTGGCTTCCGAGTCTGGTATGAAAAACATCATAGATGCCTGGAACGAAAATAAAGACAATATGAATGAGGTAGAAAAAACTAATCTCAAACGCCTCAGTGTCTATGCCGGCACGTTTCTTATCATGCAAGCCGTATCTATGCTTCTTGCCGGATGGCGTGATGATGATGAAAACGAAGAAAGTTGGCTTACTCAATTTGGATCCTATGTCGGATTCAGAACCATAAACGAAATAGCTTCACAGATGCCATTTATTATGGAGCTTAACGTGGTTGATATCATTAACGACCCATTTGTTATGGGACGGAAACTTAAGGATCTTACCGATCTTAGGAACTACTCACTTGATAAAGTAACATCTGGTACATACAAAGGAGAGTATAAGTTATTTAGGCAACTCGCCAAACAGACGTTTATCAAACAATGGTATAATATCAAGACGCCGGAAGACGTAGCGCGCGCCTATAATTGGTGGCAGCAGACAAACAACAAGTCAATGATGTTCTTCATCGGCGCTACTCCTGATTCGGAAGGAGACGATGACGTTAGTTACAAATAGACGAAGAATATCGGACTTGCATTGTTTTTGTATGATTCCAATATGTTATATTAGCATCGTCAAAGAGTAGATTGTACGTTTTTTTGTTCTTACTTGAAAGATTATGTAGGTTTAATTTTTTCTGAAATTGTTTTCTTACCGGTTCTCAGTCAGAGATGATAGAGAACCGGTTTCTTTTATGTTGTCAATTATTGCTATCTTGCAAACAAAAATCATGAGACGAAGATTTCAAATAGGGATGGGGGTAAATCCCTCGCTTATAATCAATAAAGGCATATACATCCAACATGTAGATGGAGGATTATATACAAAAGAAAATTGGTCTAATAAAGGATATTCCAATGATCTATGCAATGGAATAGCTCTTGTAGATAAAGTGTGTTTTGTTATAGCCACCGAATATATTGGCACATTTCGTTGGGGTAAGGATGGAAGAGTAGATAATGTATTTGCACAAAATAGTTCTTATATGGAGACCGTTAAAAAGGATTATTGGGGGCGTGAAAATCAGAATGCGTATCTTGAATATGATACCAGTAATGAAAATTACGCTTTTAATAAAGCTAATAGCTATTTATTTAAAAATGGTCAAAATGGATATGTAGGTGGCGCCGGAGAGTTTTTTTTGATATCATTGTATGCGAATGAAATAAACGAATGCCTTTTAATGGTAGGAGGTACGATAATGAGTAATAAAATGTGGACATCCACTCAATCTACACAATTTACCTATTCGTGGTATTATGATATAAACATCCAAGGAGATCATTTGGATACAAGTACAAGGAGTAATCCACGTTATGTCCGCCCCTTTACTGAATTAATTTTATGAAATTATGAGAAGAAGATTTGAAAATAATGCTAAACTATATGAGTATAAGATAGTTAGCGATTGTATAGGGGGGGGGGTAATCGTAGAAGGAAAGAAAGTAGGCACCATTCCACAGGGCGGGCAATTTATCTTTCTGTCTAAAAAAGAACGGCTGGATTCCATAAGTGTCCAAGGCGGTGTTCCAATGGAAGATAGGCAAGAGATCGATAGTCAGGTTGATACGACAGAGGAATTGCTTGAACAGGATTCGGTGGTTCTTGCTATTGCTTTAACAACCTCTCCTTATTATGGATTTAGAGTAAGTGTGATAGCACCTGATGAGTTTACGCTAAGAACAACCAATAGGATTAATAGAACCTTTTTAATAACAAGCTTTACTCCACCTGCTGCTATATACGGTGTAAACTTTAGTGATCCTATTGTCCTTAATTATGATAGTTACCAATATAAGATGCCAGATCTTGTAATTGATGGACCTCATGATAGAATAGTTAGGGCAGATCCTAATTTTACTTGGGCTATAAGATGTACAGATGCCGACTTTACACCTTTGCCATATCCAGAATCATGGTCTGGCCAAGGTTTAAATTCTATGTTCTTATCAGAAATGAAACGTCTTACTCCTGGTGATCATCATGTATCATATACAGCTTATATTAATTTGGACTTGATAGATGATGGCGGAAGTAAAGTTCATACTGAATATCTGATGTTAAAAAAAACACTTAATTTTACGATATGACAACAATCCCCAACCGTACGCCTATTGTATGGTTGGGGATTGTTGTAGTTACCATCTTTTCTTGTATAAGCAGAACATGAAATAAGTTTCTAAGCATTAACTTCATGACCTCCCCTATCCGTGAAAACTAAACCAATACCTTCTATGATATGTCCTACTACAGGAGCTTTGTCAAATTCCTCCTTCGTAGCCCAAGTAGCATTATCAGGCATCAGATCCTTAAATGCATCCGAAACATCACCTTGGCACCAGCAGTTATTTGATGTAACAATACCCTTCCCTTCAATATTGATATACATCTTTCTTCCACCGCATCCAAGGCAGTTCCATCCGTTTGGTACGTTTTTCACCATAGGCTTAAGCACCCAGCTTTCACCGTCTATCCTAACCCATCCAGGATCGTGAATTTTATAAGCCTATTATTATAAAATATTGAAATTCTTTCGTCTTCACCATAATACATTATACATCCATCTTCTAAAGGACGTAGATCATATATAACCCATCCGTTATTAACCTGACTATCATCATGCGAACATGATGATAACACAAGTGCCATCAATAAAATAAAATACCTCATATTTTTTCAACATAAAAATTTATAACCTGTTTTTACTGCTTCCGCTTCTTCTCTTGTATCAAACATTAAGGTAGTGACAGCTCCTATGCCTTCACAAACGTAAGATACTTTTACCCACCACCTAAAAATCCCAGAGCCGTAATCATCATAGTACGGCTCGGAAAGAACTTCTTCTACATACCCATCCAAATAATTCACGATCGCTCCTCCTTGTTTTTAGATTCTGCCTCTTCGATGCTAATTACCTTATCAACAATATCCGAATCAGACATTTTCTCAATAAAAACATCCATTGCCTTAGTTATGTCATTGGCTTCTTTTTCTTCAAGAGCTATTTCTCCACCGGTAATAGCATCAGATAATGATGTAGATAAGTGTCTTATCTTATCAATGCTCATAAACGTAAATGGATTACCACCTTGACCTCCACCCATTTCTTTCATGATCTGATATCCACCTGAGATAAGTCTGCCTGATGTCGTAGCCAAGGAGGATACGATTAGGGACAGTACCGCCACCTCCGTCCGCTCCTCGGACACACCCTTCGACCGCACGGCTGCCCTTATAGCGCCGGCCAGGTCGTCTATGTATGGCATGAGGCAATCTTCCATCGCTTGTGTTGTATCAGCTATAACCTCACTACGCTCTTTATTTATGTAGTAGATAGAAGCATTGTACCTCTTTATCTCTTTGTCCATGTCATTTAAAAGACGCTTGATATTGTGCTTATACATAGGACTGGTTTTAATTACTTCCTTTAGCTTAAGAATGTAATTATAAGCCTGGTCATTTACGAACAACGTCATGGTTTCAACCGTTGAATGAAGCGTGTTGAGGCTGTTAAGAATCTTATCGAAATTGTTTATCAAATAAGCTCTTCTGGCTTTTGCTGCGTAGTTAATGTTATTAAAATTATTCATTTTATTCATTAGATTCAACCTTATATCACAAAATATTTATTCTAACCGGATTAAACACAAATCCACTATCGATTATCTTTCCAATGAAAGAATCACCGACTACTTTTCTTGCTATTCCTATAGCTCCATTAATATCAGCATTAATTAGCTTTCCAACGGAACTTTGGAATAATCCACGTTTCTTTCTTTTCCCTAAATAGGATTCTTGTTTCTTTAGAGGTTCAAAAGCAAGATGGTCAATCTTTGATGTGTAAGATTCCTCATGAGTAATTACCTCTATCCCTAAAAGATTTGCTTTGTAAACAATCTTATCAATCAATTTAGAATGAGGAATAGAAACAAAATGTTGGTTATTCCTTTTACCGATATTTATCTCGTTTTTCCATTCTTTGTTTAATCCAATGATGATTGTTCCTATATTGTTAGATTTACAAAAGTCTACAATGTATCTACTGATTTTATGCAATTTGTCTTCTATCCAACAATTTCTAAACAAAGTAATTTTTCTTATTCTATTTGAAGTTCCCTTATTACCAACAAAAGACATCAACTTAGCTTTCTTCTTATTGTACCACTGATTTACTGATTTCATAACCCGTCCGTTTATAATGAAAGAATTAGTTTCTACATTACTAATACATGAACATAAATTATTCAATCCTAAATCAATCGAAAGAAAATTGTCTTTGTTTAAACCAAGATCAGTTTCCTTTCTTTCATAAACTACCTCAAGCTACATAACATGTAGCTTGAGGGATTATTCTAACTTGTTTTAGTTCGTCTTTCTTTACATTTGTTTTGATAGGTTTGATTATATCTTTAACAAAATAAATACAATTATCACCCTTTACCCTACAATTGCAGTTGGTGAAAACAACCATGTTTTGTTTCTTACCTTGTTTGTATGATGGAAGGTGAGGTCTATGATTTCCGTATTTAGAAGGATTCTTTTCAAAATCCTTCTTGAGTTTTATCCAGGATTTTATGTTTTTAAATACCTGTTTAATCACCTGTTGGGATACATGATTAGGTAAATTCCTGAAATCGAATTGGTTTTCTTTGCAAAGTTTGTTTGATAAATCAAATTCCTTTAAATAGTTACCTGAAAAGATTCCTTGACGAATGTTGTAAAGAACATAATTATATAACAAGCCGGATTTGAAGCAAATATCCTCAAACCGGTTGTCTTTAACTATATGCCTTTCAACTAATCTCATTTGAATGATTTATATCGTAAATGTAATCGTTATTTGTAAAATAATCAAATTATTCAATCATCGCATTTAAATTTTAGATTTTCAAGTTCGTGTATTTGCAACTTAAGAGACTTAATTAAATCCGTTCTCTGTTCCTCTGCATATTTCAAAGCTTCTTCTTTATTTTTAAAAGCTTGATACCCTATCGTATAAGGAGCGAACCGATTAGGGGTGTCGGCTAATAAAGTACCATCATAATCTTCTATTTTAGCTTTTACTTTTCTTATCTTACCATCTTGCAGACATGTATCTGTAATCCACACAAATGTATCATACATTTCTTCATATAATTCATACCATTCCGGCTTAGGAAATCTTAATGTGAATCTAATTTCGGTATCTTTTTCTAAGACATTAATATCATACGCCTCCGGCCACAGTTCTTTTATGCTGTCTTCATCTTCAGCATACGCTACCAATACAAATGAATTACTGGATTCTGCGCTGCACCAATATGGATATTTTATAGGCCATTTGACTGGACGGTAATCATTGTCACAGTCATCCTTTCTAATGTAAAATCTTGCTCTAATCATGTTATTCTACTTTTTTGATTTCGCTCAAATCGTCTTCATACACCAAATAAGATCCTCTTCCAGGTCTTCCTTCTTTATTAGCTTTCTGGATTGTAAATATAACTGTTCCAGTATTCATGATTTGCACGTTCTTAAAGAAACCAACAATAGGCTCTTTCGAACGTTTGTAAAGAACACTCACTTTATCTCCCTTCTTTAACCCATAAACAGAATCGAAATATTCCTTTTTAATTCTTTCAATATTACTTCTATGTTTGTTCATTGCATCAAACTCGTCGTCTAACAGTTGAATCATTTGTTCTTTTGTCATTTCTTTTCCTCCTTGTTTAAAGGCATTAACCCTTTTCCGTGTTTGTCATACCACAGCATAGTTATAACATTCCATGCAGCCGCAGCTAAATGGTGCACGTTCGTCTCTTTATCCATTCTCTCTCCTTTCAGGTATGCCATTATATGTCTGGCAGCCGCAGCACGGTACCGTTCAAAGCCATTGTCAAGATCCTGCCAAGTATTAGGACCATATTTCTTGGCTCCGGCATGATAGACTCTTACAATATCCTCAATTTCTTCCATCGGAAGCAAATCCCATCGTAGTTTGTCGTCTATGATGTCATTTTTCACCGATTTGTTTTCTATGGGATCTTCGGCAGGAATAATATCCATAATATCCGTTTCTATGACGAACGTCTCCCCATTACAACAAACCTCAGCATATTTATCATTTACTTCTATGTCTGATACTGCCTCCGCTATAGCTCCTTTGGCTATTTTAAATTCTGCACTGATTATATCATCTTTCAATATGCGAAAAATAGATCCTTTTGGATAAAGGATATTTTTAGTGTTATCATCCATCTTTTCCATTGTTTTATCGTTGTTTTACCTCATTTCTATAGTAATATAATCCATCTTCGTCTTATACCCTATCATTCCTGTTTTTCTCAAAATACTGTCTTACGGCTTCAATCGCCTTATCGTCATCAAAAACCTCTACAAATTCCTCATAGAATCTATTTCGTTCCATAGAGAACGTGTTGCTTCCTTCCGGAATGGTCCTGAATACAACTACTTTCTCTCCGTCTACGTTCGTTCCTATTATGTTATTGTGAAGAATAATAGAATAGCGCCCAGAGCTTTTGTTTTGGACGACACTATGTTCGAGATTGTAGAGTCTAAGTAGTTCTCTTATTTCTTTTACTCCCATATTATTTTACTTTTTTAGAGGTTACAGTCTCTTCTCCCCATTTCTTTACATATATAGATCTCATCATGTTCATTAAATTAGAGAAAGAAGAGATGGTTCCCATCTCTATGCAGAATGCAAGATTAGACTGTAGGGTTTCAAGTTCTTTCAACTGCTCCTGTGTAGCCCTATTTCTTATCATGCTTTCATGCTCATTAAATACAATCCAATTTAAGCCTTTAGCCATCTTGGAGTAATCGGCATCCGGAAATCTTGATATAGCTCTTGACAAGACATTGTATTTATCACCTGCCTCTATTCGGTTTAAGATAAGCTTATCTGTTAACCACGTAACAACCTCAGCATACAACATGGGGTTTAGTTCCATAGCTACAAGTACCCATATATATGGATTGCACATAGTTCTTCTATTTTCTCCCCTACCCATAGTTTTGTAGGCCCCCATCTTTTTCATCACTTTTATAAGTGATTCTTTTTCAACAGATTGTATAAAACCAGGAAATCCTGATTCTATCTTATATCCCTGTTTTTCAAGAATATAGTAAACCCGTTCCGCACTCTCCTTGTTAGATAGAATATTCTCTATCCTCTTTTCATTCCATCCCATTTCGACCCTCTTCTTCGTATAGGCTTCCTGAAGGTCTGTTAAGGACATAAACGAAGTTTTAGTGTCCTGCTTAATTATTACGCCAAATAATTCTCGGTCTTTTGATACCATTGTAACATTTGTTTTCATAAAATATAACACATAAAAAATAATACGATACAAAAAATATGTATCGTATTATATCTATACAAATATATTGTGTTAAATTTTATGATTATATTTTTACGTTATGCGCCTATGGCTGCCTCTAAATTCCCTATAATACCAGTTTCTATGTCATTGATTTTATCATCAATGGTTGAAACCGCATTCTCTAAATCCCCTACAATACTTTCTATATCATCAACAACCGCCTCCATATTAGCTACAGCCTCATCTGATTGATAATATCTTTCTGTATCTTGTAACGACTCCGGCATATTATCTCTTGCTTCCGTCTCTTCGTCTAAAATCATATCAACATCATCCTTGGCTGAATCCAGATTATGCCTGACCTCTGACAGCTTTGATTTGATAAACTCAAGATCTGTTTTATACTTTTCCAAATTGGAAATAATATCCTCTATTTTCTTACGTCTTTTGCTGTTCATGCCTTTATCCTATTATAATATTCGATAATCTTTTCTTTCCTATCTCCTGGTTTTACTGTCATATTCTCAGCCAGGAACCTAAAATACGACACCGGTATGTCTTTGAATCTAATTCCTTCATATTTTCCAAACCACATTATTATGCTGTCAAGATCGTCCTCTCTCCTACCATCTCCATTTACGGATTTAAGCGAGGCTGCCCGGCGAAGGATTTCGTCTTTGGTAATAATATCTCCCATCCTTATATTGGACAGAAGTTGATCGCCGGCAAACATACACCAGCCCTTAGAAGGAAATTGTTCGATCGTTAAATCTTCTATCCGGCCGAAACGCCTCATGTTGTCGCAGCAATCAACTATCAGCGCCTCTTTCTTGTCAGGATGGATGCGGACGGCTCGGCCTACAATTTGATAGAATACTGAATATGAGAACGTTGGTCGTCCAAACATCACACAATCAAGTTCAGGAAAATCAAATCCGGTAGCAAGCGTTGAATAATTAAACACGACCTTTAACTTACCTTCTTTGAAATCGGATATGATTTGCTCTCTTTTCTTTTTGGTTGTTAGCGATGTTACGACACCTGTTATGGCTCCCATCCTGGCATTCATGAACTCGGATATTCTATTACATGATTCGATAGAATCCATGCAAACCAAAATGGCCTTACGCTCGTTCATAAGCTGAAGAAGACGCTTATAGATAGAGTTGTTTAAGCCGTTTCGTACAATGCTTTCTTTGATAGATTCGTTGGTGTATTCGGCTCCGGTACTGTTTAACATCAGAGCCGATTCATCAAACGACCATCGTTCGTACTTAAGTGGACACCAAAAACCTTGAGAAGTTAGCTCTTGTATTTGTATTACATGAACTATTTTCTTGAAGAAGTTATGTTCGTCTTTCGTCAGCATATTAAGTTTGCTGTAGTTTCCTTCCAGCATGGAATTGTAGGCCCTGAGTCGGCAGGGAGTGGCGGTGAAGCCCAGCACCTTCGCCTCTGGGAACCTGTTCATAAACTCCATAAATTCAGAACCTTCTTCAGGAGAATATCCTGAATGACATTCGTCTATCAATAAGGTATCTATCCCTATATCCTTCAACCTCACCACATCTTTCTTTATGCTCTTTAATGTTGCATAAGTCATAGCCGACAGTTCCTTTATACCACATGAAGCAGAATATATGGTAGGTTTAGCTCCAAATGATATGGCTTTCGCATAATTCTGTTCCAGAATCTCTTTTGATGGCTGCAATACTAACGTCGGTCTATTTATCTCATGCGCTATCTTGGATATCAGAAGGCTCTTACCTGCTCCGCATGGGGCCACTATTATGCCAGGCTTCTTAGATTTTCCTGTAAGAAACTTAAGCCCGGCATCTACGGCCTCTTTTTGGTAAGGTCTAAGTTCAAAGCCCATCGCAATCTATTTTACTGTTTTTTGAAAGTTCTATTATCGCCTCCTTTAGCATTTCTCTCGCTTTATTCTCATTATCTTCAAACAGACATACACTGCATGTAGCACCTTTGGAGGGGTAGTCTCTGTAGGCTTCTGCTCTTTCTACAACGTATTCACAACAATAGTCGTGACTCATGTCTTTTGCTATACTTATAAAATGATCTTCTCCATCCATCAACACGCAATATTCAGCATCGTTTTCACATGCAATAACACCTTTGTTTTTTAAAATGGATAGCACTTTATTTCCAAAAAGTCCAATATAGACCCATATATCTTTCCCTGCATTTTTGTAAAAATCAGCCATTTCTCCTTTAATTACAATTTCTTCCATGATGTCCTACTTTATTTGAATCCGTTATTAAAATATATCCTCTTACAATATCTTCAAGCTCTATAGAATACAGCGTACCTGAACCATTTTTCGTATTTATATAGCGCATATCCTTCTTCTATATCCAGTATCCTAACAATATATTTTTTCCTTTCAAACGGATTCATGAAGTAGCCTTCGTATTCATATCTTTGACCGACTTTTATTTTGTCGGTCTTCTTCTTCATCTTATACCGATCTATTGCCCTGCTTATTTTTATAAGAGTCGTTATAAACAAGTATGATAATAAAAAGACCGCTGCTCCTGCTATCAATGCTTCTTTCATTGCACCTCTTTTAAGTAGTTAAACCATATATCCTCCAGTCTTTCCTGAAGCTCAAACGCTTTCTTGAAATTCCCGCATCTTACAGCAACGTCTCTCATGTATTCTACGTTTATAACTTCCGGATCTTGCCGGTATTTTGTTCTTAACTTTTGAACGTCCTCGTATTTCATCGCTTTATCTTTTTAGACGGATCCCAATCCGAAGAGAAAGGGCATTCGTTTTTGTTATGTAATCCAAAGTCACAATAATAACACAGTGCTGACGGGCAGGGTAGCTTGTTTTGCGAAACAGGCTGGCTTAGGGTGGCACGCCGCTTGCTATATCTGGCTCCTTCTGCTCCCTGGATGTACGCTTGAAATGATTTTACACTATTATCTTCAAAATCATACATTTTAGATAAAGTGTCATTTAGCATTTCTATAGATTTTGTTTTACGCTCTTCATCCACCTTAACCTTTTGGTACTGTCTGGTCCTGGTAAAGAAATAGATGTTCATATCTGGCAGAACTCCACCATATTTTCTATAGATGTAAAACGAATATATAGGATGCTGTAAATTCGTTTCCAACTTCTTAGAATCAAAAACCTTATTACCTGATTTCCAATCTATGACATAATGGTGAACTACGTTCTTGCTCTTTATAGCCAGATGAAGATCCACCGATCCTACTATGTACACATGAGTATGAACGGTCCCATTTATATCAACAGGCTTAGGAAGACGGTACGGCAGCACAAAATCTTCTTCGACTCCAACTATAGCACCGTGTCTAATAAGTTTCTCGCAGGGATTAAGATCACTATCAGCTATCATAAACTTATTCCCGTCTTTTTTAAACAGATCCACAATCCAAGCAAGAAGCTCCCCGGATTGCTTCATGGCTATCATCATATTTTCCGGTGATTGCCAAGGTATGTCTTCTTGATAGGAATAGTAACTTATTGCTTCTCCAAGGTCTTTACCAGAAGGCTGTCTTCCGTTCTTAAAAAAGTATTCCAGTGTCTTATGGATAACCGTACCATAAGACGTAGCTTCTTGTTTTTCCGTAGACCTTTTGCCCTCTACGTAAGTCTTATACCATTTCATTGGACAGGTAAGAAACGTATCTATCTGGGAATAAGATATGGCAAGACGTTTTACACCATTAAACTCCTTATATAGCAAATGCGTTTCCGGGACCATCATAAGTCATTGTCTTTAAATCCTTCCGGGTAATATACGACATACTTCTTACCGTCTTCTGGTGTCATGGCAAACTGCATGTAGTTATTACGATTACGATGCTTGCCATCTAATCCTCGCTTCCAATACAGAATCCCGTCTATCTCCACATAAGACCGTCCGCGTTCGGCTCTAACTACGTCCGTGTGTAGCAGATACCCGTCGGAAGACACGATCCACACTTTATCCCCTTTGTTTAAATAAGATATTCTTTTTCTTACAACAACCTTTTTCTTATTATCCAATACAAATTCCTCGTCAGTCATACTCTTCATCCTCCTCTTCTTCTGTTTCAAAATCAATTCCATAACACTGATCATAATGATTGGTCAGTTCTTCTGGTCCTAAATCTTGTCCAAAATCCATATTAAATTATATACTTAATTCTCCTTCTTCATATTTTATATTCACCTTGTCACCGTTTTTGTAAGTTTTTCCAGACAAGCATCTTACTCTCATTTGCTCTTGTCTTCCATTTTTCGAAATATTTACCATATAATGATTCTTCCCTGATCTAAACACTATCTCCACCTCTCTGCCATTTAAATCTTCCGGACATTCGTACACCATTTCTTGTTTTAACTTAAGAAGTAATTTATATACGTAAAACAAAACGATAAAGAAAAACGACCCTATTACGACCCCTACTAAATGGGAACCCGAAAAGTACGTAGTCCAGCTATATCCAAGAATAAAATGTGTTATGCCTTTGAATGATATGATGTCCGACAAAGACATACTTAAATCAGAAGCATTGTCAATATCCGTATCCAGATCAGATCCTAATATCGACAACAAAAACTGTATAACAAAAGCAAATGATGCTATTAAAGCCATGCATAAAATTATATCATTTCCCATGTCCTTCTGTTTTTATTTTGTAAACAAGATCAGTCATATCTTTGATGGATTTAATATTGTCATCATTAACAACAATATTGAATTTTTGTTCCACCATCATCTCGAGTTCAATTTGATCAAGAGAATCTAATCCAAGTTCTTCAAACGACACATCTTCTTCATGAACTATATCCATTTCCGAATTAAGAAACTGAGTAATAATTATATCCTCTATTATCTTTCTGATTTCTACTTTTTCCATTGCTTTCTAATTTTGTTAAATAAATACGTTTTTATGTTTTTCAATCTCTCTTTGTCTGTTTCAGAACTTCCGGTAAACAAATAATCCGGATTGCCTTTAGCCGGCGGCGTAGGCAATTTAGATACGGCAAACAACCAATCCATTTCCTTATTCTTCTTAGACTCCAAATAAGGCTCGGTAGCGATCTTAAATTTTTCAGCTATTAAGTCAAAGAGCTTTGAGTTTTTAAGGTTCATATGGACTGAAAAAGCCTGAGAAGGCGGTTTCCATATGAAGTTACATAAGCTCATTGTATAATCTCCTGACTCTGCTATATAAGATTCCGTTACCTGAAGTATGACCTCTTTCTTGAATGAGGTGTTACCCATAAACCAACACAATCTGGATTCTGCTTCTTTTCTGCTGACACCTATGTCTTTTGAATATGATTCGTACATTCCTATCATAATCTTCAACGTTTCCAGAACCTCGTCTGTCATTTCCGGTGTCTCTATATAATTCACAAAAGACGTTCCCTTGTTGGTCAATCTCATCACGCCTGATTTTAATTTCTCAACCAGGCCAAGCTCTATATACCTCCCAGCATCTTCTTCCGGCATGGCTTCGATCATAACCGAATCCTTCTGTCTTATGGCAAGAAGATTGGCAAGATCATTAGGAGTCATGTCTGATGCTGCAAGTTGTCTGAAATTGATGTACATTCTTAATCAGCTTTAATAAAAATAACATTCTTGTTATCTTGTCTATCAACATGTCTACATGGACCAATAATTATGTCTGTACATGAACAAGAATCGTAATCTTCGAATATACACCTATCGCATGTATCACCTTCCACACATTTTAATCTTACAAGTCCGGCAGTAAATACTTCTCCTACTTTAAATTCCTTCTTTTCCATATTCCCTCCTTGTTTTTAACTGTTGTACCCTTCTTTAATAATCGAATTTCTACCGGTAGATACCGACTGTCGAAGATCGTCATGTACAGAATCTACCGTAGAATACTTGTTTCTGGTTGTAAAAATCACTTCCAGCATCTCCTTGTAATCACCTAAAGCTACTTCGTATCTCGGATCTACTTTGGCTTTTCTTTCGGCCTCGGCATTACTTTTAGCCAGTTCTCGGTCGAGGAGGTCTTCTTTGATTCGGTCAGCAATCATATCAAGTTCTTTTTTAATAACTTCTCCTGCTGCCCGAAGTTGACCTTCTACGTCACCAAGCTGGTCTTGGACGGTTCCTATTTCTTTCTTTAAACGATCGTATTCGTTAATCATACCCATATCACCTGCATATCCGGAAAAGTCCTTGATTATTCTGGTTCCTTCTTTAAGGAGCTCAATGACTCGTCTTTTACGTTCTCTGCTTATTAAAGACGGAAGACGATAATTCATATCCGCCACCGCCTTATCATGTATGGAGTTGATTAAAAACATCTCTCTTTCATCTCCTGCAAACTCAGTAAGAACCAAAAGGAACTTACTTATCAGGTATTCGTTTTCTTCTACTGTCAGTCTCATGGTTCTTATTTTTTTTAATACAATGACTGTTCTTCTTTTGTCTCTTGTTCTTGTTCCTGATTGTCCGTAACGTCTTCCACAGTATAGAGCTTGGGCGGCGTCGGCGGCTGGTTGGGGTTCACGAACTTCGTCCCGCCCTCCCCGTACATCCATCCATGCCCCGGCAGAATCTCTGGGTGGATTGTATTAGTAAGCTCTTCCATACTAACTTGCCTTACCTTCAGTATATGATGAAACACCAGTCCGGCTGTCCTGAATGATGTTTTGTTTTCAGTTTTAAACCTATCAAGAGTCTGATACCAATCTTTCCCAAATATCATATACTTATCCAGCCCGTACCTACGAGGATTGTGCAAACCTATCATTAACGTACATAACTGACCCAGCGTATCAGATTGGTAAAAATCAGAAAGACGCGGAGGCTGCTCTTGTGGGCTTTTTATCCTTCCTTCTATCTCTCTGTTGAATTGTGATATGATGAGGAAAAATATGTTTTTATATACTAATTTAGCTTCGTTCATAACCGCCACCAAATCATCTATAGCCGACTTAGGATCTAACCCCATTCTTTTTATCAAAGCAATATGATCGACTTTAAATATTATAAGACGTTTGTCTTTGTGTTTGGTAGCTATATGATACACAGCCGCCTCAAACTCTTTTACCGTACACGGAGCATCGATGTATATTATATTATTCCTGATTTCACCTTGAAGGATTTCAAACATCCTCATCTCTTCCACTGTATTAGAATCTTGCCTTCTTAATATTTCAGGAGCCCGCTTTTTCATATCCTGGCTCATTCTACGAAGAAGAAGATCTTGAGGATTCATTTCGAACTCGCAATTAACAAGAAAATAATCTTCTGCTTGCGGGTTGATCATCGGATTCATCACATTTTCCAATATCTTTTGGGCCACATACGATTTACCTACAGATGGCCGGGCTCCTATGGCAATAGCATGCTGAGGGAAAATACCTCCAAGCAAAGCCTCATCAATATAATCGTATCCGGTTTTAGCGGGGATAAGCTCTCCCCGCCTGTATTTCAAGATATTCTCATACGCCTCTTCCATGACCTGTTTAGAGGTCTTGAATATCCTTCTTATATCTATCCTATTTGCTATCTCCTCGTGCATTTTTGTCACCTTTTGTATCCGATTTGGATCCCCTATTAGCTTTTACTGATTTATACCTAAGACCGTTCTTGGTATGAGAACAATCCTTGCCTTTTCTCCAGCCCTTACCCTTCTTCTTGTCCGTTTCGTAGTTTTTACGACCAAGCTCCCGGCGTTTGGCTTTCTGTTCCGGTCTGGCATTTATCTCCTTGTCTTTTTTAGCCTTTTTCTTCCTGGCTTCGGGATGAGTCCTGTAGTACTCTGTTGATCTGCCCATCTTCTTACATTTTTTTGATTGATAATAGCACAAAGATAGGCAATTCTCGCCCTATTTCAACCTGCCGTAACTCATATCAGGATCACACCAGACATACCCGTCTTTCTCATCATGAAGATACTCAGGACATCCTCTACATGCGCTACTTCCTGACACTATTTGATTGTTTTTATTAGGGCACTTATCTCCAGGTTTATGCCATTCTATTCTCGAACCTGATCGCTCTTTGTTTACATGACAGAATTGAAATACTTTTCCCATCGTCTTCTCGCCAAACATACCTATATGTGTGTATTCTTCCGGTATAGAGAGAAATTCAGATAAATCTTTATACATCCTTTCCCGTTCCTCCGGCGTAGACCATAGTCTGTCAAGTTCGGCATGGACTCTTATCTTAAGAGATCTCAGTGATGGCCCCGCAAGCCGGCCTTTAGCTTTTCCCTTATTCGGCCCTGATTCATGAACACCGACATAAGCGTTGCATGGTTTACACATCATAACCATCCCTAAGCCTTTTCTGCTATATATTTTATCGGCATTTACCAGCTCAGTCTCTCTTCCGCAATAAGGACAAATTTCGCCTCTTAAAATCCGTTGTTGGCGCTCATTAAGTTCCATACCCTATTCTTTTGTTTTTCTTTAAACTTTTCATACAAACTGCTTTCAGTTTCCATTTCTGAGATCTCTACCTCTACGTCCTCTCTTTTGAAAATTACTTTCTTGGCTGTCGGATACGCACATTTAGAGATACGAATAGCATTACGAATAGCGTAAACAAAATACGTTTCTGGTGACGATTCGATCACCACTACCTCATTTAAAGTGTTTTTGTAATTTTCCATATTATCTACTTGCTTCAATTATATAACCCGGATGATCTTCACACGCCTCTTTGTATTTGATAAGAAACTTAAGAAATGAATCATAAGACCCCCATCCGTTTTCCGGCTCGTATCTCAAAAGACTTTTTCTCTTAGAGATCATAACACATATACCTTTTGTAAGTACATTCTTCATCTCATCGGTATCTATTTCCCTACCCAATTCTTCTGGTCTCCAAACATAATCGTACAGTGTTTCTTTATTTTCCGATACGAATATTCTTTGTGCCATCTTGTTCATGTTGTGGGTGATGTTTGCAACCCATTCACAATCCTCTTCTTTCTTCTTACTTTTAATATAAACGTCCAGGCTCATACTGTTTTTCTTTTACCTTGTTATTGATTATCAAATCTGCCACATCATCTCCGTCTCCTACATTTTCAACATTTTGAAGATAGTCTGATACTTTTATCCTTGACTTCATCATCATCCCATCTATCTTTTTACTCCATGTCTCAAATGCTTGTCCTTTGTCCGGAAAAGCTACAGTCTTTCTATCTTTTAAAACATCTATCACTTCCGGCCTTAGGTTCTGCAACCCACCGGTAGCTACAAATAACTCATCTGGTTTATTCACAGCGCATATAATAGCCGTCTTTTCTGATTCCACCAGATTAACCACCTTATCCGGATACTGGCTTAGAAGATGCTCTCCGAACAGGCATTGTCTAAACAAGAAGTCCCTTGCATGCAACGAATGATAAAACATAACATGAGGCCGCTCATTGTCACCGTCTTTTTCTTTCACTCTTTTTACATCAATCTCATTCCCCTGGCTGTCGGTCTTTATATAAAAGTCCATGATCTTGCCGGTTCTACATACAAAGTCCTTATCTATCTGCCAGAATATACAACATCCTTTCCATCCCCATAAGTCTATTGTTCCGACATGATACCTTCTGAACACATCAGATACCCTTTCTTTTCCCCATAGAGACGATAAAAATCTAAATACGGTGTTTCTATCGTCTGGAACCACAGTCCTCTCAAACTCGCTAAAAGGTATGTAATTTACAACGTCAGGATTTACAGGAGGACGATAAGCTCTTATACACTTGTTTCCCGAAATCCAAAGATCTTTGTCACCTACATCCTTGCCGGTAGGTCGTTTATCGTAACCGCAAGTCCGTTCATGATCGCATCTTCCGAACTCGTTTCCAACAACCTGACCTGTTGCCACATCAATATAAGGGGTGAGGCACCGGCTTTTCCCGCAGGCCGGGCAGGTTAGCTTCAGCCGGCTCCTGCCGGGTCTGCGGTCAAGTTGAAACCGGGGTACGTTTTCGTATTTTCTAAAATCAAGCATTTTTAACTCCTCTCATCGCCTCTATGATTCTATCTGCTATAGTTATAGACCATGACACCACATCTGGTACATATACTCCGCAATCTATTTCACCTTTTCTATTTTGTGCTTTAACAAACTCAATAGAATAAGCCTTAATAAGATCGAATCTACGTTGCTCCCAGTCTACATCTTTGTTTTCGTCATTTACAGGAAGGGTATCGAGATAAAAATTTAAACTCTCACTTATCACATTCCCATTATCACCATAGAACTGTATTCTGTCATGGTCACTTCTTGTAGTTGAGCTACTGAAAGTGATTACGTCTATTATCTCTCCTGTTCTTCTAATTTTTCTTTTCATACTCTTCTTGTATTTCTGACCAATATAGGCATTATTATTTCGATGGTCTTGCCATATTTTTTATGAGATGCAAGTACACATATTGCATATTTATCTCCTATTTTCAAATCTTTCGATAATCTTAATCTCGAACCCCTTTTGATGTTAATAAAATAATCACCAAAAGGATTGATGCATATCGGTTTTACGATTTCTATATAATCTCCTTCAGGAATAACAATATCGTTCATATTATGAATCTTTTAGACATTTCCTCTGCAATATCATACACGACCGTATGATCCTCTTCATTGTACGGCTTATTGATATTCAGCACTCCTTTTCTCACTTTGAACCTCTTGTCTTTTCTGATATGATTCAACATCCCTTGTTGGAATACACAGTCTGCCTTCTCCATAGCAGCATTTTTATCAGACCATTCTTTTAGCGTATAACCTTTACTGTTCGTGCTTTTTGGAGAAAAATTCATAATACGTGCATCAATTCCGTACCAGTTTTTAACCATTCTCCTTTCAGCCTCCAATTGAAAAGCATGTTCATTTCGTATGTCACCTGATTTAAAATCTAAGATAACAATCTCTTCTTTCTCCACTTCTCTCACTTCCTTCTTCGGATCACCTTTTTTGAACTGCCCTGTGGCCCTTTGATACACGGCTCCAAAATAACCTTCTTCTTTGTATTTGAATGTCATTTCAACCATCGCATCTATCGGCGTAGCTACCAAATAGTCTTCTAATGACAATATTCTTTCAATCATCATCGGCTTAACCTTATACTCCGAACAAAACTTAGCAAACTTCATAACTCTGACAATCATATCATCAAGATCATCTATGCTACCAAAGAATTTGTCAAGATTCTTTTTTGATATTTTAAGCTTGCCTTCTTGCACTGTCTTAACTATAAAACTTCGATTTAAGACCATATCTCTACCTGTCAAGTACAATCCGTATAGGTAGTGCATGATCGTTCCTTTATCTGCATCATATTCTGATACTTCTTCCGGATTGCGACCAATCATCCTCATCTCCTGTCTCCATTCTTGAAGAGCCGTCTTGTCATCTACGAATCCGTCTCTGATCATGGTTGTTACCGAGGCGTATATCTTGGCTGTCCCATCGTCCATCTTTCTTACATAAAAACGATTACCGTCTAATGTCAATCTTACGAATTTGGGAGTCTCGATCTTTTTCAGCTCGTCGCAGATATAAAATGGTTCTAACGTTTCCTGATTTTCTGTAAACGGATTCGAATCCTCTTCTCCAGGGTTAGGAGCGGCTTCCTCCGCCGGAGCTTCCGGTTCCTCCTTCTGGGCCTGCTCTGGCTCAGGCGCCGGCTCTTTAACTACTGGAACCTGTCCGCCTCTTTCTGCTATGTCTTTGTTTTTTATTAAAGACATAACTTCCTTTCTCAATTGCTCCGGTGTTTGATTAGGATCTGACACCGACATCACAACATCGTTCATTCTAAACAACGTATTTCCTTTTCCCTCCACCATAGGTACAAACCCTAAATCTGTCAATATTTTTATTTTCTGTTCTATCATCGCAATTTCTCAATTAATTCCTCTTTAACATAATACAACACAGTTACAGTCTCATCAATATCTGTGGCTGCTTTCTCAAATACTATTTGGGGTTATATCTGTCAATTATTTCAATAATCAACCTACCTCTTTCTTTAATCATTCCCCTGCTTTCCATATCCAGTACCTTCTTTACCGCATATTTCCACACAAAAGGAAATTCTGTTTCAAGTTTATCAAATTCTATCCGGTCAAGATACATGTCGAATACCGTATGCTCCGATTCATGTAGAAAAACTATATTATCTCTGCAAGTGGCAACCGACTTATATATCCTTTTCGGAAGTATGTGACATACGTTACATACTGTAGGAAAATGAATAGCCCTACCAGTCATAGACATCCGAATACTATTTAGCTCTTCCAGCATAAGACGAAAAAACCCGGATAAATCCGGGCTCTCTAACTTTTTCTTCTTGCTGCTGTTTTTAATGGATGTAATTCTGTTTTTCTTCTTCGGAGTCAACTCTTTGCTCCTGCAAGCCTGGCATAAGCCATGACTTCTTATCATCACTTTTCGTCCGCATCGTTCGCAGACGTATAGCTTCTTTTCCTTGATTTCCATTCGAATAATAATGATATTATTGAAAAGAACAATCCCGCCGAAGCCAGTAGATAAGGTACGTTCATTAATAATTTAGATACCTCGTCTGTCTTAATCACTATCAGAAGGAAAGCGCCTGCTGAAAGCAATGATATTATCGCCACAACAAGCGCTATGTTGGAAACTACATCAGCCTTACTCTTCACTCTTCTTCTCGCCTAATTTTTCAGCTCCCTTCTGAAGATCATATTTGAATACGTCAATGATCTTCGTTTCAGCAATAGCTTCGCAATTCCAGTCGCCTAACGTGCCCTGCATACCTTTAGTCAACACAGCTTCGGCATCCTTAGGATTGCCGGCCTGGACATACATATAGCATGGAGTTTTCTTTTCTTTACCTTTCTTTTCATCCAGTGTAATGTAATTTACCTTACACTTATACCAGTACTCAGCTTCTCCGTTGAAGAAGATTTCCGACACTTTAATAGGATTTATTTTAACAATGTCGAACACTTGAAATAAATCCTTGAAAATCTCTAAAGATCTTGATTCTGCCTCTGTATAAGATAAGGCATCTACCAAATACTTTTCAGTTACTTTCTTTTTTTTGCCGTTCTCGATATTATCAATCTCGGCTTTTACCGTAATTTCAAACCAGCGATTCATTGTATTAATATTTAATTAGTTGATTTCTTTCCTTTCTCTATACTGTTTTTAAATCTTTCAGAACACCACTGCAAAACGTCCATCATCATCATCTCATTATTAGATAAGATACCTTTTATAACTAACGCCAATTGATGCTGTGACATTCGTTGGCTCATATCAAATCTTCTTTCCTCTTCATTTACTATCGTAGCCACGAAATACTTACACCCCTCTAAGTGCGTCAGGGCTTCAATCATAGCTTCTTTTATCTCTTTTTCTTCCATTATGTTTGTTTTTTTTGGACAAAGATATGTCTTTCGATAATAAAAAAGATTCAAAATGATTTAATTTAGCTTAATTGCTGCTATTTTAATTCGTCAGGTATAGGAACTGGTATAAACATGTCGAACTTTTTTCTGATAAACACCTCTGTTTCTTCATTGAATGGATAGGCCTCCTTGATAAAATTCATAGCCACCTCCATGTCGCCATCTGCTATATCCTTATACCTCTCAAAGATGCCAACCATGTCATTGTTATATGAACGCTCTTGTTTTATATTGTACACGTATTTCAATACCCTATCTTTGATTTCATTGGCTTTTTTCACGGTGTCATTGAAGGTATTTATACCTGTCAATTCAGGGTTTTTATTTTTCTCATCTATCTTATCAAACTCTTCCTCGCTATATCCTGTTTCTCCTTTAACAGCCGGGCAAACACTCTCCTTCATGATCCAAAACTGTTCATACGATCCTGCCAGATATCTCGATTCTGTTTTAAATACATTATACTTGACAAGCAAATTAGCCACCTCAGTTGCACCTTCTATGGTTCTAAAACCGATGCCGATATCTTTTAATACAAATAATGGAACTCCTGTTTTGGGGTACGAGATTTCTTTTTTGTTCTTTATATTCCAGTTTTTAGCTTCAATTGGAATACCTTTATTAGCAAGCTCTTTGTCTATATACAGACTTATGTCTTCGTCTGTCAATTCCACAATCTCATCTCTGCTTAAATCAAAAATTGTTTTCATTTTTCTTTATTTATTAGATTAAACAACTTACTTCTTTGTTCAGGCTCCGTATATTCCACCCATATATCGGCTGCCACATTTCTAAGAAATTCCATAAAGTCTTGATGATCCCTGTATTCAGCAGAATCAACTTTTCTCACAAAACTTAGAATTTCCTTTAACATCTTATTGTTTTCTTCAAGAAGCTCTCTGTCGGTCATAACCTTTCAAATTTTCTTCTTATGGTGTTGATTCTTTACCGCTCCGGCTACCTCCGACAACTCCACGTCCCTTTCCATTGTTACCCGAAAATCTTCTTCTGTTAAAGAAAAAGACATAGTTAATGTAGGAGTATCCTTAAAATACCAATCACATAATTCTTTTAACTCTTTACGTTCATCCTCGTTTTTACATTTATGAATGGTAAGGTAATTCATTCTTTCCTCTTTTTCTTTGTCTGTTAAATCTTTTTTCATAATTCTAACTTTTAAAATTGAGTATATAATTACCTAAGGTAATAGATCATCCAAATAAGCCCATGATTCCATTTCATCTAATCTGCATAAAATACATCCTGGACGGCTGGATATAAAAGTTCTGTTCTCTTCCAATATACCCATAATTGGATTCTTTGATCCTATTGTTGATTTCTTAGGGAGAAACACAATAAAACGGTGGCAATCTGGAATTACTGTTATAGAATGCCACACGCTGTTAATGCGCCATTCTGCACCAGCTTTAAAAAGAGGAATAGCATATTCTTGTTCCATGTCTATTTAGTTTTGAATTAATGTGAAAAGAGCAATTATAGCCGCAACTGATATAATAGATAAAATAACGTTTGCCAATGCATGCTTTAAGAGGCGCCTTTCGAGATTTGCGATATGCTTTCTTAGTCCTTCGCAATGTTTTTTTTTGTAGATCTGGATTCTTTGAGTTCTTTGTTGTATTTTACCATATTTTTGTCGCACCATTTCATTATATCAGCACTTGCTTTGTTAAGCATATCTCTGATTTTTTCATCATCATAGAATGGTATTTCAACATCAACACAAGTATTTGGCCTGTATAATAATCCGTATGTATCAAAGCACACTTTCAATGTGACAACTTCAGGCTTAGCCATTTCTTCGGCTTGTTTCTTTATCTGCTCATCTGTTGCTTCGGCTTTAGCTTTAAGCTCATTGTAGTCTTCTATATTCAGCAAAGCCATGTTTTCAAATTCTGTATTCATATCTACTATTTCTTATTTAGAGTGAATGTTTGCCAAATGCTTTATCCCAACGCCTGCTTGCTATCTGTACACATACTACCAACGCATCACGATATTTACGGGATTAGATGGTTCTTATGTGGCGGATGTTGATAATCCTAACAACGCATTCGTACTGATTTTTGCAAACTGTTCACTCAATTATTTTTAATTTTTAATTAATTCAACTCCTATAATATCTTCGTAATCAATATAGTGCATCATTGAAACACCGTTGTCATCATTAGCCATTATTTCAACACAAGCAGAACATCTATTGAATGCACCTTCGATTGTTATACCTGTTAATTGCCTAAAGAATCCTAAAAATTTCTTTGGCCTGATAATCCTAATACGGACAAGATCATTCCAAGTTATTCCTTTATATTCACAAATAGATTTAAACTTCTCGGCTGTCATAATTCGATTATTTTAGCTGTTAGTCATTTTTTGGAATCCAGTTATCCGTATCACAGTGAAAGCAATATCCGGTTTTAGGATGCTCCGCACCGTCTTTAGCTCCGCAGGTTCCGCAATAATATTCCTTATCATATTCTGGGGAAAGACCTTTATTTCGTTCTTTGATAACAGCTTTTCTTTCTTCGAGCATCATCATTTTATCAGGATTACGACTCAAATAAAACTTTCTGACTTTATGTATTTGCTTATCAAACAGATCATCGGACTCGGCAATTTGTTTTGCTGTATATTTACTCATGCTCAATTATTTTTAAAGTTTATCTATTATTTTATCACCCATTTCCTGCCATTCATCACTCACGCTTATAACCAATCCTATGACAGTGAATGATAATAGCAACGTAAAAATAAGCCATAACAGAAAGCAGATAAAAACACATACATACCTCATGATTTTTTAGTTGTTAGATAAAAGCAAAATCGGTTCATTTGACTCCGCAATTGCTTTTATTTGTTCTGGATTGACAAAACTCTTAACTTGTTCGCTTATATTACAAATGGACTTGATCATATCAACGAATAATTTCGAGGTACATTCGTTACACTCCACTTCCATTACCTGTTTATGTCTATTGTATGATATGCTCGTTACACAATTCAGCCAGTGCGCATAAGTTCCTTTTTCTGTATTTAACCTGCCGTATTCTACTTTTGTCTCTCCATTTCCATATTCAATTACTCTTTTTAGAAATGGTTTTGCATAAACACTAAAACCGAAAGGTTGGGTGTTTAAGGCATCTAAACGGGAAGTTCCATCTCTCCATTTTCCATTTTCATCGCCTCCTGTCCATTCCTTAGAGGGGTTAGGGACAATATTTCCGTTTTTGTCATAGGAAAACATGCAATTCGTTTCCAGTTGATACTTAATAACAGGCACTTCTTCTACTATTTTATAACTCAAACATCTCTTCAGGACTTCCCTGATTTGACTTTCCAAATCAGAAAGTGCTATACTATTGAAATATCCTTCGTTGCCTAATCTGTTTGTAGGTAATTTGATCCCATAAGAATGAATCTTGTCCACATCTTCTTTTGACAAGGTAGTGGTAAACACTCCTTCTTTGGTGACATTCACTTTAACAGTTACAGACAAACTGTTATTAGCGTTCTTTTCCGTTATATTTAGTGTTGTTAATGCTGCCATAATCAGATATTTTTAAAATCAATTCGAATAAATATAATACATTCCTGCTTCATATACCTTATGTACATCAGGGTCATTCTTGTCTTCCGGTTCCAATTCACTCTCTTCACAAGTATAATCCCATTCAGAGTTGTAGTACATATCCTCGTCTGTTTTCTCCAAGGAACAATCTTTCATTAGATTCATATTTTCTCCCCATACTGCAACTTCTTGTCGTTGCTCTTCTTCCGCCATAAGGGATATTTTGTCTTTCAATTCTTTCCAGGTCATGATTTTTAAAAGATGATTAATAGTTTATTCTACATCAAAAAGCTGATCTAACACCAACAATTCCACATTCATATCTTCATCTTTCGGGAAACGAACTTTTATATTTCCAAACTTAGATGTCTTAAACAAGATGTAGGGGTTCATATCTTCGGCAGTCACCGGCTTATATTCCTTAACTTCCGACATCTTGAGATACCAGTCACCTATTTTTACAAACCCAGAAAAGATAGAACACAGATGCGCTTTTACGGACCGTATCTCCTTTTTATCTTTGAAAGGTATAATTTCGTCCTTTCCCCTTATCATGATTGACAGAAAAGGACGAATGTTATCTGTTTCATTTTGAAATTTGAAGCCTGTTATAGCTTGTTTGGGGATTCTTCTTCCCATTAATATGAAATAAGCCATTGCAATAAGTTGTTTTACTTTGTATTCTATAATCCTACCAACAAGTTCCCCGATGATAGAAAATATTCTAATTCATAGAGGAAAGAAAAGAAGTAGCTCTTTCAAATTTTCTTCTTAGTTCATTAGACCATTGATGATCATAATCTGCCAATAATGATCCCATTTCCATTATTAAGGAATAAACTTCTTCTTTTCTTGCTAAAAAAGATTGTTTGTCTTTTTCTTTTAATGTTTTCATGACTGTAACTTAAAAATGAATAATTAATTGATTTATAAAAAATGTGTTAAAATGACATATAAATGCCTTGATCAATTGGACACAAATGTACAAGTTTTATTAAGATACCCTTCTGTCATCTCTATGAAATTCACACAATCTAATTTGCTTAACTTGTAAATCAATGCCGGATTGTGTACTATGGCTATAATTTGTGTTTGTGGTTTATGGAATGACAATACATTATAAATTTGCATTATGTTGTCAATGTCAAGATTCCTATCTGGCTCATCCATGAGAACCGTGTATTCAAAACTGCTTTCTGTTAATGTTATGCGGTTTCTTTTATAATACTTCAACAGATTATCAATTCTTTTAATCCAAAACGCATTTGATTTTTTCTTGTATTCTACAAGATCTTGTATTGGAAACGTATAATCCTTTTGACCGAACATTAAATTGAAAAGTAATTCCAATGATAACACCACTTTCTCTCCATAAGATCTTCTAATATTATTCACATACAAATCTAAGTTGCTGATGTTTTTTAATACACTATCTCGATTCATCTCCGCCGATGGCAATAAACGGAATACTTTCCCTGCATAATCGGATGATATGTCAATCCCATCAAGAACCTTGTCATCATCATCAAATATAGGTGGAAAATCCAGTGCCTCGATCGGTATTTCAGAGCACATGGATTTCTCACATAACGCATACATTGATATGATGTTAAGCAAGGTTGATTTTCCACTACCGTTTTTACCTATAATTACGTTCACTCCTGGCTTGAAAATAAATTCTCTGCCATTTTCAAATGCTTCTATGTCAGAAGCATATTCAAAAGGAGTTTTTGTGTTGTCTTTTATTTTTACCGATGTTATCATTGTAATCCTTTTTAAAAATCAATTACCGCCCGAACCCTGCTACTGTTGTACTTGTCACTGTAGTACGCGCTACCAATGGAGAAGTCCACGTACCACGCGACGCTCGGGCTGCTCTCGGTACTGGATCTATACCACGTCGAGGAGAGGGGAGATGCCGAAACATAAGCGAATGCTTTGTTTAGTTCGTCCATATAATGGGCCATTAAATTTAATTGACCAAGAGATGGTATATACTCGCCATCTTTCAGCAAATTTTTCAACTTTGGATTTCTGGCCACAAGGCGTTCCGTATTGCCGCGTCCGTCAATGTCAAACAGCGCATCACATTTACGTTCGTAATATGTCTCACTTCCGGATTTTTCACGGCTATCATCGTCAAGCAATTGTACGCTATCATGCTCCGTCAGTGAGATGGCAAACGATACGTCTTTGTGCTTTAATCCGATATAACGCACATTCTTTTTGAAATTCTCTCCAGCAAACGGCTCAGCGTGTCCGTTTCCGTAGATTAGATACAAACCATCTTTTCTTGATGGTACTCTATTTTCACATACGCATCTTTCATTTTTTGGTCTTACAATTATGTTCAACTCATTCAACACATGATCTTTTATAACCTCCCCACATATTTTCCTTACAAAACCATAGCCTTCTTTTTGTTTAAGTTCGTCATTTACCATACATCTGATCCAATTTTCTATCTGATTGTTTCCTCCGTATGTATTATGCATGCACCTTTTTACAAGCTTTTACAATAATGGTTCTATGTTTTTGATTATGTCTTCTTTGGTAAGGTGAAGTTCATTTAGTATGCAGTTTCTTACCGCCTTGTATTCTTTACTTGTGCTCATAATATATCTACTTAATACTGTGAATTATATTTTTTTCTCTCTCCCACTATCTTCCCCTATAGGATTATTCCATCCGTATTTTACAGCCGTAGCTCTAAATAGAGGAAGTCTATAAAATCTATAATCATTCTCAAGATGAGCATATACTGTTGATTTCATTTCAGTTCTTTAATTAAAGCATCCGCATATATTACAGCTAATTCAGCCGCCTTATCACACGCTTCCAATATTAATTCACCGTGAGGTCCACGTCCTGATACGGATGTGATCGGAAGCATGGTTTTTGCCATCTCGTATCTACGTTGTTCCCAATCTACATGGGTGTTACACGGTTCTTGATTGACCTGTATATATCTTCCTTCAATATTAGAAGATCTTAATGTTTCCGCATTCTCTTCACCGAATGCAACCAGAATAGACCCACAGCCTGGACTTTCACCTATTGTTCCATCTTCTCTGTAGAATTTTATCCTTCTTTTCATGAACAATATACCTTTTGCTTTCGGGAATACAACATTCTGAAACATCTTATTGTCAAGACGATTAAAAAGAAGAGCTATTCCATTATTGTGCTCTACCATACGAGTAATAAAATGCTCTATAGTCGGTCTTGAATAAGGTGGGTTTAACCATACCCTTCCTTCCCATTTTTGTTTTAATCCATATTGCTCTTTGTTATACATAACCCTGGCTGTCCTCCATAACGGACGCATAGGCGCACATGGATCTAAATCAAATTCCCCTAAAGCGTCTATAATTTCTTTAGGTGTGTACCATTCATCTGTACTGTTTTTAGATTTCTCAAATGATGTATTCATATATCTATGTTTTATAAGTTAATCCCATCCTCCAGTAGTGTACAAAGATACATCTTCCTCCTCTACGTTTACACCTTTAAGAGCCTGTAGAAGTTTTTTCTTTGTCTCCCGGCACATATTATAACCATATCCCTTATACCGATATGAGCGCTCCCATGTACTTACCGGAAAAGGAATATTTTCGTCAATGACCAGCCTCTTCATATGAAGATGTTCGAAGAATTTCTCATGATAGAGTAGCTTATATTCGTATGCTACTATGCTTGCGGATGAGAATGGAAAATAATCATCTTCCTTTTCTTCGTATTTAGGCTCCTTATAGTAAGCCATTTTTGCTACAGTAAAGTCGAAGCTCCTGAGAATCTCTTCTGGCTTTCCGAACTCTGTTGCAAGTCTATAACATTCTATGTGGTTTTCATTTGCAGCAGTATTATCCGATATATTAAGACTTGTTCCCGCTGCAAGACTCGCATACAAAGATGTTAAATATTTCCCATGTATATTTAAAATAAAAATAAAACTTCCATCTCCGTTGCTTAACACATCTCCATCTTTAAATGTAGTATATTCCGGGACTTCAAGAAGGAGGCGATTTTCACTGCCAAGTGCTTTTCCTGTAGCAGAAAACCAGTCTGCCGATACAGAAATCGAATGAATTACAACCAATAACGGACAATTTGACGAATTGTCTTCATATACGATTTCTGCTCTATTTCGTCCTTTCTCTGTCACAATACGACCTGCTATTTCCCCTATGTTTATTTTTTTCGCCGTTTCTAAATCAAACGGAATTGTTGCTGTTCTCTGTTCCATGATCTTATTTGCTTTTATTAGTTCCTAAAAGATACTCATTTCCTTGGTATGGGATACACTGACTAAATCCTACCCCTCCTAAGCATTCGTATTTATTATCTTCTCCTGATTCTCTGGAAAATAAATGCAATTTCCACCTCTCTTGGTTAGTTCTTCTTACCAATACTCGTTCAAATGGTTTGAAGTCATGTTTCGGCATCTCATCTAATAGATACTCATATTCACTTAAATATCGTTTTATTATATCTATTTTTCTACTGTCTTCGACTTTTATAATCTTTTCTGCTAAAAATTTCTTCTCTTCTTCTATAGCCTTTCTTACATGCCGTTTTTTATCTTCGTCATACACATGAGTCCATAATTCGTAATCAAACCTAATATCTCCAAATGTTGCCATTCCGCATATACATCCCATTATCCCTTTGGTAATAATTCCATCATATATGAATTGATGTCCATTAGTGCTTGTTAATACATCTCCTTTCTTGAAATACGCCCCAGCCTCTACTTTCAATTCCAGAGTGGTGCCGCCAATAGTACAACCTTCCGTGTTGGCATATATAGAACTTATTCCATATCCATCTTTTCTTACAAAAAGTGAATTATAAGGACCGGCGCAGTCTTTCGACTCATATACAAATTCTATCTCAATACTATCAATTAATACCGAACCTTCTATTTCTCCGCTTTTAATTTTTCTCGCCGTATTTAAATCAAACGGAACAATAATTGGATTTTCCATATCTTTTTATTTTTAATTATGTAATCAATAAAACAAGATGGACTACTTACACCCATCCCAGTTGTTTTGCTATTCTCTCCATTTCGTTATATGCTATCCTATGACATCCAGCGGTTAGCAAATCGTTTTCGTACCGATTTAGACTCCACTGGTGACCGGTGACGTCCTCCACCAGACCGTGCCGAAACTCGGCGCCCCGGTGCATTGCCGACACAGCCCGCCACAGTTTTCTGGCTTCTGCTATTCCAATCTTTATCTGTTTACTTGTCTCAATAATATTTCCTTTTATACGGATCCAGGCGTTAGGTTTTTCACCAGGAATATAGAAAGGTGTATTCAAGAAATTGATTTCTCCTGACTTCCACTCTTCCAGTTTTTCATCAAAATCCTTGTAACGGGCTTCTTCTTCCTTTCTTAATCTCTCTAATTTTATTCTTTCTCTTTCTTCCTCACCCTTTCTCCATCTTTCAGATCTTTCTGAATACTTAATCCATGTACCTTCCCCGCAAACTTCATCAACAATCACATTTACGGTCCCTAACACTTTTAATCCTTGATGATCCAATAAAATTTGAAAGATGCGTTTTAATTCATGTACGTACTTACGCTTGATACTATCTTCGCTCTTGGATAATTCATGATTGGTTCCAAGCCAATCATTAGCACTCTTTTCAAGGATACTCTTAGCAGTTCCCATGTTAAAGAACTGAATGTAATCCATCATATTCCCAAAAGCGCCCCAAATATCTGTATAAGATAATTCTGTTTTAGCTCTTTTGTATTTTTCAATAGACTTCTTAATTGATTCCAGTTTGCTGGCAACAAACCTCATATTACCAGTATCCGATATATTATCCCCTACACTGAAAACCATTGCCCAAATTGGTATCGCATTACGAACATAGCGTTGATGTTTGCCCGTGGTAGCAGAATAACAATCTTCATTTATCAGGTATGCTTTCTTCCCTTGTTTGTTTTTTACTATTCTCCCGACTTCAAAGTGATGCCCATAAGAATAAATACTTGTACCTTCAAAGAAGAAATTGCTCCCTGATGCTGATTCTTCTTGTTCATGAGCCCACAAGTGAGCGACCATTGAATTGTTCATATAAATATCTTTTTAATTGTTTAACTTACCTTTATCATATGACATTCTCTTTTCGTATTTTTCAATACGTTCGGTTATCATATCGCAGAAGACTTGCCCCTCTTTTTCGGAACCTCTGAAGTAACCAACCATCTTCAGGATATTTCCGTCAAATTCATGGACAAACTTGTTATAATAATGTTCACCCATTACCCGTCCGTATTTTTCTACGAACAAATCCTTATCCAGTGATTCATCCTTAAAGCAACGGTTGTAATCCCATCTTACGATACGAAACAATGTTTCAAAATTCAATCTTTCCATATCTTGTATTTTATGGATTTCCTCACATTCTTCATCCGTTAATCCAGTGTAATCATCATTGATTAACGGACAAGCCCAACAAGATGGCAACCTGTATCTTATTACTTTTATGCTCATAGTTTTATTAATCTACAGTTACTATCTTCAAATACCGGAACCTTCCCTTGTTCTCTAAAATAAGCAGTGGCCACCTTGAAAGCATAAAGCGGATTTACTTTCTGGATTTCTTGTTGTGATTTATAGAAAGATACTGGCTGGCATACATAAAAATTTTCATTGCCAAGGCAACCAAAAAGCCAATCCATATCGGATCCACCGCAATTAGTACCTCCAAGTACGATTATATCGCACCCGGTCTTTCAACATTAATCTGCATTATATCGTTTTCCAGCGTAATGAAATTATTTTGTTTTATGAGTCCAAACATCAATCCATATACACTTACTGTATTAAACAGCCTAACAGTGTGAAAATCTTCATTTAGCTCTACCCTGTTTTTATCCCAATATCCCAAATCGTTGATAGTTGCCGGGAATCCTCCTACGTCGTTATACTTATAGTAATCGTTTTGATTAAAAACGATTCCCTTTATTAAGAGGTTCCCGATGCTTTTCATGTTGAATCCGGACAACGCGATCTGCTCTGAGATATAACTAATCAAACAGTTATGATACGTGTTTGGCTTATCTCCTCTCTCGTTAATAATTTTCTTCCATTTCTTCGTTAATGGAACCCTAATATCCATATATGTACCAAATACGACTATGTTAGGACATTCTCCTTCAAACTTCGTTAAATCTTCTACTCTCATAATTAACAAACATTTGTATTGTTTTCGTCGTTCACTATCTGACTAATGTACGGTCCTGGCCACAGACAGCCAGGACGATCTCATGGCAGGGCAGGCGCCGCCTTACCCTGGCTGTTCTACCCACTCTCTGTACCCTACATTAAAACCAATAGGGTCATACCTTTTGATCATAGTACCATAATTCTCTCTACCGCAATACCTGTTCTTTCCTCCAATGATCCATGCCTCATCGTCTCTATCTGGAGATATTGAGTTAAGATACTTCTCATAATCCTTTCTACTCTTTCCCATCTTTTTCTTGATTTAAACAATAGTTAATAAAATAAGCAACCCGTTCATTCTCCCCTGGATTATTATAATCATAAAAAGTCAGGTGATTATATACAACTTTACGCTTTTGGTGTAAAGTGGTATATAATCACCTTTAGATCCATATTCCACTATATTCCACTATATTTATGTTATCGAATTTTTCTTTTATAATATCCAAGACTCCGTACTCGTTTGTTATCATAGCATGCATCCCTGGCTTCATTCTCCACAGATTAAAATACCTTGTCACATTCATAGTGGCATTAAATAATGATATTTCATATCTTGTGTTTCCATTTTTATCACGCCCTATGTTTTTAATATAACATATGTCTGGCTTGTATTTGAAATAATTAAAAAGCCTATACCATCCCTTCCCGTTACATGTTTCACGATTCCATATTCCAGCAAGCTTCCTATATCCCCTTACCGGTATTTTCTCTATTTCTTTTGGTACGATCTTGACATACTCTCCTTCTCCGATTGGTATGGTCATATTACCTGCCTCTTCCGTGCAAAAGTATTCTATTTCAGATGCCATTCCTTTATACACATAGAACCGGTATAGGTTCCCGTCAGGGTCTACCCGATCCATATAGTATAATATCACTTTGTCTACTTCTATTCTTATTTTCTCCATCTTTGTCCTCCTTTCTTGAATAAAAAAACGGCACCTATCTTCACAGACCAGTGCCGGCAACTAACTCGCATGGAAAACTACTTAACCTCAACTAATTCTACAGAGTTGTAGAATTTAGTGAAGCTACCAACAAATTCTCTTATATTTTTATATTCTTCTGGTCGTTTTCTGTTACCATCTTTTATATAATTCACCCACAGTCTATCCTCTATGTTCTTAATCGCATTCTCTATAGTAAATTCGTCGCTGACACACATTAAGCACGAAGACCCTGTTTTCTTATGCGGTTTATACACCCTTGAAAAAGACCACATTTTTATCCTGTCGTATATATATCCGTTGTTGGGATAAACGAATCCTATCCGGCTGTCACCTTCTTTAGCGTAAAACACACCTGGCTCCTTCCCGCCCTTTCTATATACTACAAATCCTTTTTCTTTTAGGATATTAACCACTTTGTCTAATTTATTTTCCACGTTCATTTTCATACAAAAATTTAAAAACGACCCTCATTATAGTTGCGAAGTTCTCCACCTTAACCCACTCATGAGCTACTGCTCTAAGTACAGACGTTTCATATGTTGGGACATTGTCTTCTTCAACCACCTTACAAGAAGCCAGAACTCCTTCAGTCGGCTTTAGTCCACGGTCATGCAGCTCGCAGAGACCGTCCGGCTGGCGGAATGCGCACCACCCGTCTTTCTCTGTTGGCTGGATCATCGCTATTGGTTTTTCTTTCACTGCAAGATACCCTACCATCCACATTGTTTCTTTTAACCTGTCAGCGTATCCGGCATCTATAATAGCCTCTATGTCTTTTGGCGTACCAATACAAGGGACCTTACACATGTTCTTGCATTTATCACATGTACAAGGTTGCTCCCATCTGTTATGATCTATGCCTACCAACTTCTTTATCCGTTCTACTTCCTCTTTCATACTTCTTTTGTTAGTTCATCATAATAAGCTTTCAGTTCCGGTGAAGCGTATTCCATAAATGCTTCAAACAAGTAGGGCACCTCTATTATCATATTCACATTACAACCTTCTGCCTGTGAAAGCAATTCAGGATCATTACTGTACAGACACGCAACATGGGCACCTATATTAAATACATGCAAATCTATCCTTACGTATTCTATACATGAAGACAATGCATTAAACAAATTCTTTACTTCATTCTTGTCAAAAAGTTCTACAAATTCTCTCAACCCCATCATTTTACTACCCTTTCTACGTGTTTAATTAATACTACTGCTATTCCCTTACCGGTTTTTATCGCACATTCCGATCCTTTTATCCATTCTACACACCCTACATACGTTTCCGTAGTATGAAATCCGGGATTGTATTTTCCAGATGTAGTGAACTCTACCGTATCCCCTACCTCCAGATCATCAAAAGCAATAGACCATGTGGTCCAAATTCTATCATGTCTTCCAGGCTGAATGGCTCCGATTACGCCTTTTTTACGACCGTTTTTTATCGCCCTTAGTATTATCTTTCTATCACCTTCGATAAGGCTGCAAAAGCGCCCGTAAAAGGTCAAATCAACCTGTTTTCCTCCTATTTCTTCTCTTATTTTTGTTATTCTGTTCATTTTCTGATTTTGTTTTATTTTTTTCTTTGTTTTTTCTATCTTTTATAGAAGATGATAATAACATTATCTTTTCTATGTTACTTTTTGACTGTAAAAAAGAATCGCATTTCATTACTACTACCACCTTCTTAAGTTCCCCATTATCGTATAGCGATACACGCATCATGTTTTGCGCCTCGTCCACTATCAGACCTGGAGTAGTCTTAGCCATTTTGCGTAACTTATTATACTCCGGTCTTTCCATTTCCTCTGTTTATTACTCTATAGTATTTATCCTTATCCCCTTCTTCCAACTTCTCCAAGTAGAAAATTCCATCATGCAAATGAGACAAACAAAATCTGTATCCGTATTTCTGCGTTCTTCTTACATGATCCCGCAGTCTTATCTCTTCACTTTTGTCTTGTACTTTGATCTTAATACTGTCTCCTTCTTTGATTGTGTATAAAATAGTTTGAATCTCTTCTTTTTTCATCTTATAAAATATTTTAACGGCAGCACCTATACTCACGCACCACTACTGCCTTATGTTTAACAATTAAATACTTAACTCTTCAATGGTCAAGCCTTTTTCTTTTGCCCATTTTAACATTGCGCATAATTCTGTTTCTGACTTATATTTCGGATCACGCCACGCCCATCCGAATTTATCCAGGACATGATGATATAATTCGTCGGCCTTTGCCGTGTAAATGTCTTTGAATAAATGCTCCGAACCTTCTGGTATAAGCATCTCTGTTGTTGCAAAATTGGAATACGACAAACATCCGTAAGCATATTCTGTTATTTCACTCCACGCTTCTCCGGCTTTAAATCCAAATTCTTTTACAAAAGCCAAAGTTAGATACATATTTAATAATATTGTTACATCATATCCAGAATCCGACTTTCTTTCTATTATTTTCTTTTCAAATTCCTTTAAATCTTCAGGCCCTAAAAAGATGTATCCTGGTACCGACCGATAATTAGCCTCCGCATACTTCTTGCATTTATCATCATTAACAATCTTACCAATGTTAGATAACATCTTTTGCCTCCATTCATCACAAAACTCTATCCTTACATCCATCCAATCAGTACCATAATTGTACTCTTTTGGATGTCCTACCGATATTACCTTTATGTTATTCACACCATATTCATAAAGGCGTTCGCCCACCTTATCCGCCCATTCCTGTACAAAAGGAATAAACTTATTGCAATAAGAATCAAAATCAAAATCTAATTCCTCCTCATATTCCGGCATCTCTTCATAATCTTGTTCAAAGAAATATCGAGGATCTGCTATTGTTTCATAGAAACTTACGTTAATAAAACAAAACTCGTTGGTTGTCGTTTTTAATATCATAACTTTTTGTATTTACGTACATTTTTCTTGCCATAGAATCTACACATGGCACGAATCTGACTATAAAATACTTTTGTCCTCCTGGCCTCAAAGTATTTAAACATTTCTTCATTCTTTGTTTCCCAAACGTAATCCGTTTGGGAACTCATGTGATTTTTGTCCTTGCGTGAATAATGGTAATATGATACCACAACACGTTTCGCACCATTCTTTACAGGTACGATATTCACATCTATGTTATTATCTGTCATCTTATTATTGTTTTATGCATTATATAAATACAAAGAGCGCATACCTTCACAGGCCGGCGCTCCTTTCAATAAAAATGAAAAAACTAACATTAACATAAAAATACGTTTTCTACTTCTTATGTTTTAATCTTTTAATAGCATCCTTTCTTGAGTATGCCATTACTTTAGTACCATTAATATCAAATTCTTTTTCTGTTCTGACAATCTTTTCTCTTCTATATGTAGATTGCATTCCTTTTCCCCCTTTTAGTATTTAACATAAAGGTATCATCTCCACACATTGCAGCTAATATCATAGGGAACAACAGACCTCTGTATTTCATATTTTTCCTCCGCAATTATTATATCTACCATATTCGTTTCTTCCATCATTCCGTATTTCAAAAATCATCTTCTTATGATCTTTGCCTGGTAACTTATCCTTAACAGCCGATATTACGCCCGCTATAGACGTGAATCCCGAATCTGTTATTGAACACAGTAACACACCTCTGTCGGCGCCGGCGCTTATCGCTGACGCCTTTATAATATCATTCTTGTATATTCTCATAACTCTTTTGTTTTATTGTTTGTGAGATGCCCAGAATCGAACCAGGACCGACACATACATACCGGCACGCCGCGTCATCCCCTCTATGATACAGAAATAGGCATGCCTATCCTCACGAACCGACATGCCAAAACCCAAAACTTAATTTGATGAATAAAATAGATTAACAAAAATACTATTCTAATTCTTTTATAATGTCTTTTACGATATTTAACCTCACCTCCTTCGTTTCTGGACTAATACAGCCAAACCATCCAGACATACCCCATTTTCCTTTTGGTTCTGTAGCCATACTTTTCTTTTTCTCCAATTCCGGGAAATATGTTCTCACCAGTTCATATAAAGGCATCCCATAAAAAGTTCCGGAATTTTTAGGAGTTACAAAAAATTTAAATACTGCATGTTTCAATGCAACGCATATATATTCTCCAGTACGTAATTCTTCGATTTCCCTATATGCTTCTTTCCAAATAAATAATCGCTCTTCTTTTGTAAACATATCTTTCTTTATTTTTGTGGTATTATTTGACTATACGCAGACTTTTCCATGTACACAACACTATGTTCCTGTCCAAGGATTTTCTTTGCTGCTTCTTTCTTTATCGCGCAATATCTCCCTGTACGATACGGATTCTTTTGATCTGATCCATCCTCGACTTCGATAATAAAACAACCTCCGTCATCTATTATCTTTTTGCAATTGTCACATATTTCTCCCGTGCATATATGATGCGGCGCCTGCCCTTTGATGTTATTTCCTAATAAAGCAATCCCCATCTCTTCGCCACATATCATGCAGACTTCTATAGACGGATTCAATCCGTGTTCTGGATGTAATGTAATACCATCTTTCATTTTCTTTCCTCCTTTGTTTTTAATGTTGTGTGAGATCGCCGGAATCGAACCGACCTACCGCACCATGAATCCCATAAAGCAAGTGCTCCGATCTTCGCAGACGGGAGCACTTTGTCTAAAGCATAAGAAAATTAATGAAGAAATTTTTCTCACTTACGCCATAGCATCTAAAATAGCTATCAGCACTATTTCTATGACAAACATAATAGAAAATATCTTAAATGCCTTTTTCATATCGCTATCTCCTCCTTTTTATTTTTTTTAGTTCCACAACAAACTGTTCCGGCTCTGCTCCGACCTACGTTCCACCTACAACCGCAGGCCTTAGCCCAAGGCGCCGCCTACTCCCCCTCTATGGCAGCCTGTTCGTACCTACAAATCCAGTCTCCATCTATACAACTATCACTACGCGATAACAAACATTTATCCTTATAACAATCATAAAAAATACACCCCTCACAACTGTAATCCTTAACTTCTGCACAGCTAACTACCTTAGCATATACTATACCATCACTACCTCCTTTTCCTCTTACCCCAAAAATAGAACCTTCTACCTCCTTACTCAAATCTAAGTCAGGCGCAAAGTCATATACGTTCATGCCGATTAAAAAAAATACTCACATAATGCAGTCCTTAACTCTTACCTACAGAATACTGTTTTAAAAACGCTGTAAGTCTTAATTTTGTTGGTAGAAACTACAAAACGCTGTAAGTCTTAATTTTGTTGGAAAATCCTACATTATGCTGTTTTAAAACGCTGTAAGTCTTAATTTTGTTGGTAGAAACTAC